CAAGGCCCTCCCGGCGGCGCGGACGCACTGAAGGTGTTTTCTACCCTCGCTTTCAGATAGGTGATAGATGGCGACCTCTCCGCAATTCCCCTCGACACCCGTAATCGGGATCGCTCAGATTTCTACCGCGAACACGGCGCGGGACGGGACCGGAACCATTGGTACAGTTCTCACGGGCTCCACGAATGGCACAAAGGTTGAGGCTCTCGTCATCAAGGCAATCGTCACGACCACGGCAGGGACCGTCCGCATCTTCATCCACGATGGGACCAACTTTAGACTTTGGCGGGAGATTCCGATTGTAGCAATTACCGTCTCGGCTACCATTCCCGCGTTCGAGACGGTCGTGCCGATAGGTATTACCCTGCCTAACAACTACTCAATCCGTGCCTCCACCGAGAAGGCCGAAACGTTCAACGTGTTCGCGCACGGAGGGAATCTCTAGTGTACGGGGAGTATAGTCTCAGGGATCTTCAGACCTTCTTCGACTTCCCCGGGTCTAGGCTGGAAAACCCATTGCCGCTTATCGGCCTGAACCCGGACTGGGATCAGCCGCCCACAAGACGTGAGTTGTGGGGAGTGGCGAGTGGGATTGCCGGAGGCAGGCTGACTTACCTTTCTTCTACCCTTATTACCTACACTCCGTTTTCGAGCAACTACATCGAGGTCAACTCAGAGCTGGTCCCGATTATCAACCCCTTCGCGGGCCCAGGTGTAGTCATCGTCGGATACCCAGTGGGCATGAGCATTGGAAATGCAAGCGCGAATCATCCACTCATCGATGCAAGCGGGGCTGCGGTGGCTGGAGGTGCGGCGGGTAGCACCACCTATTATGCCTATGTGTCAAACAGTAAGGCTCACTATGCCCCCAACTCGCTGAAGTTGTCTACTACTCCACCAACAAGTCCACCTTTGGGAGGATTGACTTTCGAGCATGGTCAACCAATAAGTACGACATTTGTTCAAACCGGTCGGGCGATGCTTGGGCCGTATCTCAGAACCACCGGCAACGCGAGAAATTGGAGATTCGTAGGATACGTAAGGACCAACGCAAGCGCCCAATTTGCTGATAGCGGGACTCAGAGATTCACAATCAACTACTACAATCGCAGAAAGCTAACTCTCACAAAGACAGAAGCAACAGCGAGCTGGACGTACACCCTCTCCTCTTTTCGTCCGTGGAACAACTCTACGGCCAACCGAGTCGAGTTCGTCGCTAACGGCGAGGACCCCGTATTCCTACTGTTCACGGCGTACATGACGAGCAATGGGTTTGCGGTGATTGGCATTGATCTAGACGGGACAACGACTAATGATGCCGTTACCGCGTGTCCCGGAAGTGGGAGTACCGGGCCTCACCGGGGCTCTATGATCTCCACGTACAACGCCGCGCCTAGCATGGGCTATCACTTCCTTCAGCTTCTGGAGGCTACGGATACGGGGACTATGACATTCTACGGGGCGGAATCCTCCCCGACTCGGCAAAGCGGCGCTACGGGGTGGGTGATGGGATGAGCGACCCCTACAACGCGACGACCCTAGACGCAGAGCTTCGGGCGGCGGGTCTGGAGATCCACGGATGCTCCTCACGGGGGAGGATTGACTGGAAGAATCCTCCCACGCCGCAGGAAGAAGCGACCGCCGCCGCCGTTCTCACCGAGCACGACAAGACGAAATTGTCCACCCAGGAAGCGTTCTTTAAGAACATGAAGGCGAAGCGCAGGGCCGGGCAGTTGCTCACGCCGGAAGAGCAGGCGAAGATCATGGATATGTTTCTTGGCGTTTAAGGATAACTAGGAGGACTTTGGCATGGCATCCAACAAGCTGTTCAACTTCGGGCCCATCGCACTTACCACGACGTTGACGACGAACATCCTCAACCCGGCGGCGGCGTCGGGCGGCGTCAACGGCGGGTCGAGCGGTCAGTACATCATCCTGCGCCATATCAGGATTGTGAACAAGACCGGGTCGGCCGCGACGTTCTCGCTCTGGCGTGGCGCGACAGGTGCGAACACGGCCGGAACGGAGGTGGTCGGGCAGGCGCTTTCGGTTGCCGCCAACTCGGCCTTCGACTGGTACGGACAGATGAGGTTCGACACGGCCGATTTCCTCGTCGGGGGCGCGGGCACCACGACGGCCCTCTCGATCCAGGGCGAGGGCGAAGTCGGCGTTTCCGGGTAGTCACCGGGCGTGCCGGATCGGAGCGTGACAGTCTAATGCCCGCAAGTCTCCGTCCGGCGGTCTCGTTATCCTTGTGGAGGTGAATCCATGAGTGCTGAGGAACCCATCGTCATCAACAAGTATGGGGACGGTGACGGCCCGGAGTCCCTGACGGACGAGATCCGCGTCGAGTATTGGCGGGCCCGGTACGAGGGCATCAAGCGTGAGTACCGGGAACTCCTCCTGGCCAAGGAGGAATCCAAGCTGGCCAAGGACGAGGCGCTCCAGGATCGGGTCCGCAAGGGGTTCGAGCAGAACTGGCAGCGCAGGAAGGTCATCGTCTGCGAGCTGATCCGGCTGGGCCACGATCCCGGCGACAAGTACGTCCCACGGGCTGAGGCGAGCAACGCTTGAAGGCAGTAACGTACCACACCCCTTCCTACGCCCAGTACGCTGACAAGTTCAAGGCGTCGTGCGCGGCCGTGAACCTGCCGTGCCTGGTGCGTGAACTGCCGTTCGAGTTCCAGTCCTGGTCCGAAGCCGTGCTGGAGAAGCCTGAATTCCTGTGGGAAATGCTGGTCGAGCACGGGGAAGTGCTGTGGCTGGACGTGGACAGCGAGGTACGTGAGTACCCGACGATGGCGTTGGCCCATGACCGGGACGTGGCCGTCTACTTCGACCGCCCCGGGGACCCGTGGGCCGGGACCCTGTTCCTGCGGGACAGCGCACGGACCAGAAGTTTTCTGACGTTCTGGACCCACCTGCTGGCGAAGCACCAGCCGCCCTCCGACCAGGAAGTCCTGGACATGGCCCTGAAGTTGTCCGGTGTGTCGATCAATCGGCTGCCGCCGTCGTACCACTGGATTGAGCGCAAGATGCGGCGGCGTTTCGGAGCGGCGGTGCCCGTGATCGAACACCACATGGCGCATGGACGTACCATCGTGCCGTGGACGGCAGGGGATCTCGGCGCAACACCGGACAGTCATGGCTCTTAGCTCTGAGGACCGCGAGTCCATCGGCAATCTCGTCAAGGTGTCCGTATTGGAGGCCATGGCGCTTCACATCGACCAGTACCATCGTAACGGCCATAACCTGGCCAAGTGGGCCGGGGCCGTCGGTTCCGTGGTGGCCATCCTTGCCGCCATTCTAGGAGGATTGATTTGGCTGATAAAGCACGCTTAGACGGGAAAACCCGGGCCCGCGTCCTCCTCATCGACATCGAGAACCACGACCTGCACGCGGACTACGGGTGGTTCATCTGCGGCTGCTGGAAGGTCATGGGGGAGGACAAGATCCACACGGTCTCCCTGCTGGACTACCCGAAGTACATCAACCGGACGTCCAAGCACTTCTATCCCAACTACGACGCCCCGGCCGTGCAGGAGTACATCCGGCAGATTTCTGATGCAGATATCCTGGTGGGGCACTATGAAATATACCACGACTTCCCGTACTTGCAGACCCGGGCGGTCATCCACAACCAGGATACGCTGCCGCCGGACATCCAGCTCCAGGATACCTGGAGCATAGCCAAACACAAGATGAAGTTCGGCTCGAACAGGCTGGCCTCGCTTGAGCGGGCCCTGAACATCAAGTTCCACAAGACGCAGATCCTCCCCGAGTATTGGGCCAAGGCGTCCTGGGGCCACAAGCCCAGCCTCCGGTACATCGTGGAACACTGCAAGCAGGACATCCTGGTCCTGGAAGAGGCGTACAAGCGCATCCGTGGCCTGTCCACGACCCACCCGAACGTCTGCCTGCCCGGGGGCGTGGACGGCTGTACCAAGTGCGGGGCGGTCGGCACCATGGAGCGCCGGGGACGCCGCATCACCAAGTCGTCCATCGCGCAGCGTTACTATTGTCGGACGTGCCGGAGCTGGTCCGTCACGGCCCTGAAGCGTGTGCCTGAGGTTACGTTGAGGTAGGCTATGACCAATCGCGTTCTCTTCATGTTGGGGCTCCTGGTCGGCGTGCTGGGGTTCCTGGCCGGGTGCGGCATCATGGACACGATGATGGGGTTCGACCCCGAGACCGGGGCATCCACTGGGGGAATCGTGGGCGCGGCCGGTACGGTGGCCTCCCCGTGGCTGCCCTGGGCGGGTGCCGCCGCAGGCTGGCTCACTTCCTTCTACGCGGCCCTTCGCGGGCGCAAGTGGAAGCGTGCCGCCAGCGTCACCTTCGACTCGCTTGAGGAGTTCCTCAAGACCCCCGAGGGTCTGGCGCTGGAAGGCAAGATCAAGGAATACCTGGCGTCTAAGCACGACGCCGCTGGCGTCTACGACTTCGTGAAGGCGTACGTCGAGCGGTTCGACCACTAGTAGTTCCTCCCGCCCTCTCCCCTACCCGGCGTCGGCTCACCGCTGACGCCGGGTTTTAATTTTTACCGGGGTTGCGGCGTTATCCTGGTGGAGGATGACACGATGTTGGAAAACATAATGGTGGGCGTTACCGGCGTGTTCGTGGTATTCGCTCTCTCGATAGCGGCAGTCTATTTGTTCCGGGAGGAGCAGTAGCGTGGAACCCCTGCTTGCCATTCTGATGATCGCCCTCGTGATTGCGGCGGCCTACCTGTTCCGGGACGAGAAGTAGCGTGGACCACCTGCTTGCCATTATAGCCATGGTTGTGCTCACTGTCAGCGTAACCTTCGGCGTGTGTGTGTACATCACCATGAAGGATGGGGAGTAATGCCCCTTCACGTCCCCGTTGACCGTATCCTGTGCAACCGCATCGCGGACATATACCGCGAACTGACGGGGGCCAACCGCTTCGTCAAGATCCGCCCCTCGCCCTCGGCCGCCGTGGAGTTCGATAGGACGGCTACGGCCCTGGGACTTGGGTTGCGGGAGGCTATAGTTCTGTCCACCGGCCGCTTCAGCGAGGACTGGTGCCAGGAGACCTTCGGCTCGAACTATCCGCCCATCAACGTGGTGCTCGGGCATAGCTCCAGGACGTGGCTGTCCCGCACCCAGCGCCGACTGGCCCTCAAGGAGGAGACCCCGGCCCAGCGCAAGGATGCGGCCTCCGGCATCGTGCGCAACATCTTGTCCACCATGAAGTTGCGTGACGCCCTGACCATGGTCCGCAGCGGCCTGTGGCCAACCGATGCCAAGGTGCGGGCCATGGTGGGGGAGATCCTGGAGGCCAGGGCTGCTGGAAGGGGTCGCCGTGGGCCGCTTTAGGTTACCCCAAAATCTCGATCCCAACTCCTTGACCGCCAAGAGGTTACGCAGCACTTTTGAGGCTCGTATCAAATCCGGCGGGGGTGGTGTCCGAGACCATGCCCGTTCGCCGAACAAGCCAAAGACCCCCCTGCAATCCGCCCTAAGTCGTTGGGACTCAGCGATTAAGGACACCGATAAGCACTCTAATACGTGCCGTAGCTGCCGAAAGAGGCGACTAAGCAAGGCCAGGGCCGTATCTACCGGCCAAGAACCGTACCGGCTGTGTGGCCGGGCCCTGGCCCTGTGGAACGCCGAGACGTCCGCATGGCGGGCGTACATACGACTGGGTGGCGGGATTCCGACGAGGTAGATATGCTGCACAACAAGGCAAGGCGCATGAGGTCCATGGCCCGCCCGTCCGTCCAGGAGGACGGGACCGTGGACGTGGACGCCATTTCCTACACACAGATCGCCATGTGGCTCAGGTGCGGGGAGCAGTACCGGCAGCGGTACGTGCTGGGCAAGAAGGAGCCGCCCGCCGTGGCCATGGCCGAGGGGATCGCGCAGCACGCGGCCATGGAGGCGGACAACCGGGAGAAGCTGGACCACGGCAAGACCCTGCCGACCAGCCAGCTTACGGCGATCTTCGCCGGTCATTTCGACAAGACCATAACGGAGTTTGAGGAGGCGTGCGACAGCCTCAAGACCACGCTGGACTGGGGCGGGGAGGACCGGGACGCCATCCTCCTGCGCGGCAAGAAGCACCTGGACAAGTTCGCCGCCGAGGTGACGGCGAAGATCGAGCCCGAGAGCGCCGAGGAGCCGTTCATCCGGGAGGTACCGGCCGGGGAGCACGGGGAGTCGTTCCGGCTTGCCGGGCAGGTGGACTTCACCACCAAGTCGCTGGTGGGGGACTACAAGGTCTCCTCCCGGGCCAAGAGCGACCGGGACATCAGGGAGGACTTGCAGTTGACGCTCTACTCCTGGGTCCGCAAGAAGCACCGGGTGCAGTTCGTTAACTTTGTGAAGGCGAAAGACCCATGGATTCAACTGATAGACCACGAGCGGACGCCGAACGACTGGGCCTGGTCCCTGGAGGTGGTGAGCCGCGTGGTGAAGTCCATCCGGGCTGGCCACTTCCCGCTGGTCAACACGACGCAGTACATCGTCCCGCCGTGGTGGTGTTCGGCGGATCGGTGCGGGTACTGGGCGGATTGCAAGGGCAAGTACGAGAATAGGTGAGCCATGGCGGTGAGCGAACTGGTCCAGGGCTTGTCCCAGGACTTCCAGCGGTGGGGGTTGGAGGCTGCTACCCGCGTGGCCTACGGGGTTGGCCAGTGGGGGATTCCTGAGGACAACGTTTGGATTGGCCAGACTGCCGATGGACGAATTGCCGGTTGACCTATCGCGTACGCTGCTGGCCGGATGCCAGGTCAGGATTTTGACGACATTCCCATGGATACAATCCGCTATTCGTACATGCAGGTTGATGGTCCTATGGCAGGTCATGTCGTTTCCCTGCCTGAAGGAACTACGGCCAAGGACGTTCTGGCCGCCGCGAGGTTGGCTATCCGCAGGTTGAAGAGATCCTCCTAGAAGCGTGGGGGGGCCGTAAACGAGCCCCTTAGAACAGTAGGCACCCACGCTTCTAGGGGGATTGCTGAGGAATTCACTCTTTAGGAGGATGGGCTAGTGCAAGATAACCAAGCAGCGGACAAGGCCCTCGACCTACTTAGAGACTTGGCGGGGGTGGTTGGAGGAACAGCAGAGAAACTCTGGCCGATGGCTGTGGAAGCGACGTGGGCTCGTGGCGTTACCCACCTTGTTTGTGGGACGGCAGGGGCATTGGTCTCCATTGGGGTAGTGTGCTTGGTATTCCGGCTGACGAGGAACCTGCATTCTGATGACAAGACAACGGCAAGGGCCGCATTCTTTTTCACTGGCCTTATTGGAGGCATCATTTCTTGTATAACGGGGCTTTCAATGGGGCTTCCTATGGTGTTGGCCCCCCAAGGTATGACGATCTTCAATCTTCTTGGACGCTAAGCTGGGGGAGTACTGTGAGGCGGAGGCGTGACCTATAATGACACACAAGTCCACCTGGAAGGCCGCCGAGAGGAAGGTCGCCAGGATCTTCAGGACCTCCCGCAGGCCATACTCGGGCGCGGCCGACAGCTACGGCAAGGACGACATCATCCACGACAAGGCGTTCGTGGAGGTGAGGCTCCGCAAGTCGTTCCAGCCTGTTCGGTGGTGGCGCAAGGAAGTGGAGCCGGAGGCGAAAGAGGCCGGAAAGCTGCCGGTGCTGGTCCTGTTCCAGAAGGGGGACGGGCAGCCGTTCGTCCTGTGCCCGCTGGATGCCGACTATCTGCGCAATCTGTGGGAGTTGATCGGCACGCCGGACGTTATCCTAGCGAAGGACGACGAATCCTGCGGTTAGGGAGGAGACATGAGCAAGCGCGAGTTGGTGGAGGTCCTGGCGAGGTCGTTCAAGTCGTGGCGCTTGGGTGCCGCCAAGCGGGTGGTCAGTGGGGTCCTCAAGTGGGGGATTCCCCGCAACCTCGGTGAGTGGATCGGCTTGAACGTCAAGAGACGTATGTCCGGTTGACCCATCATGTACGCCGCTGGCTGGACGCCGGTTCAGGACTCCAATGACTTCCCTGACGACATTGACCGTTACCGCTATAGCTGGGATGGGTGGGGGAACCGCGCTGGCCTGCCTGGAGGAACTACGGCCAAGGACGTGCTGACCGCCGCACGGCGGGCCGTTCGCCGGTTGAAGGAGAAGAGGAGCTGACCAATGGCCATCGAGGAAAAGAACTGGCTTCCGTGGGACAGGTACTTCCCGGACCAGGAACTCACGGACGCGGAGAAGGACGCCGGGTATGTTAACCTGAATACCCTGGGGTTTTCCGTCGGCCTGCTTGCGTTGTCTCACCTTGCCGATATGGCCCGGGCACAGGAGAGCGGCGGGGGCGTGGAGTCTGGCGGCATACTGACCGGGTACTCCACGGCCGGACTCATGGAGGCCATGGTGCGCTACGGATCGACCGCGGTCGAGCGCACCCTGGGCCGGGATGAAGCCATCCGCTGGTGGAAAATGTGCGTGTTCGACAAGTTGGTCCGCGTTTTGGGTGAAAAGTACCCGGAGGTGGCCAGTCTTCATGTCTGGAAAGACAAATCTCCTGGCGGACCCGGCGTGTCGGAAGTGCCCGCTCCACAAGACGGCGGGGACGGTTTGCATCCCAAGCCGGGGAGATAAGCGCCCCCGCATCCTGTTCGTCGGCCAGGCCCCGGGGGCGCTCGAGGACGAGACGGGCAAGTGCTTCGTCGGTCCGGCCGGACAGTTGCTCACCCGGGCCATCCGCAAGTACGTCACCGTCCCGTACCGCCTGACGAACGCCGTCAAGTGCTTCCCTCCCGGGGACCGCAAGCCCAAGGCGGTGGAGCTGGGGTCGTGCCGGTCCTACCTGGACGCCGAGGTCCTGCACTACCGGCCGGACATCATCGTGGCCGTCGGGGACGTGCCCCTTCGTCACCTTACCGGCAAGACCGGGATCACGTCCTGGTCTGGCCGCGTGGCCGGTACCCTCAAGTTCGAGTCGGGGGACACCGAGTCGGGCGTGCCCCCCTACGAGCCCCGGGTGTTCGCGCTGATCCATCCCGCCTTCGTGCTCCGGGCCCCCGGCAACCTACCCAAGTTCGAGGCCGGGATGCGGGAACTGAACAGGCTGGCCGTGGGCGGGCCAAGCGGCAACCAAGCGCCGGTCTCCGAGGTGGACCAGGAAGGCTTCTGCAACTTCTTCCTGGCTGCCGGACACGCCGGGAAAATCATCGCCTTCGACTACGAGACGAACGGACATCCGTGGTGGTCCGGCGGCAAGCTGCGGTGCGTGTCCCTGTCGGATGGGACGTCCGCCGTCTGGATGGACGTGGAAAAGCACGGCAAGGCCGCGCTCCAAGCCCTGTTGCTGTTCCTGGACAGCCTGTTCCCAAAGGCCGCCCACAACATTTCGTTCGAGACCAACTGGTCCCGGGCGTTGTTCAGCCGGGAGCCCCGGCGTCTCAAGTGGGATACGATGCTCCTCCACTACCTGTGGAACGAAAACTCCCACCACAACCTGGAATCGGTGGCCGGGGAGGTGTTGGGCGCGTCCCCCTGGGACATCCACCTGGAAATGAAGGGCCGCAAGTGGACGTGGGATACGGTCCCCATGGAGGTCTTAGGTCCGTACAACGCCATGGACTCCTACTGGACGGCGAGGCTTGCGGGCGTCCTGCCTGAGAGGCTGTCTCCCAACCACTTGAAACTGTACAGGCGGCACATCATCAAGCAGGCCCGGGTATGCGCCCGCATGGAGTGGAACGGAATCCGCCTGGACCCCACCTGGGCCGAATGTGCGGACAAGTACCATGAGAAGGCGATGTCGGCCATCGAGTCCGAGATCCGCGCCCATCCCAAGGTCACGGCCGTTCAGAAGAAACTGAAAGACGTCACGTTCAACCTGCGATCCGCCTACCACATGAGGGCGCTGGTGTACGATCACCTGCGGATGCCCGTGTTCGAGCGCACCCCCGGGGGCTTGCCGTCCACGGCCGAGGAGGTACTGGACCGCCTCAAGGGCCGGTCCCCGCTTCTCGGCCGCATCATGGCGTGGCGGGAGACCGAGACCGTGCGCCGCAGGTACTTGCAGAAGTTCCCCGCCTACGCGCATACGGACGGCATCGTGCGCCCCGGGTACAACCCGGCCCGGATCGTCCCCGGCCGGATCGCCGTGACGGACCCGCCGATGCAGACTCTCCCCACGTCCGCCGTCGTCCGGGGCATGGTCGTCTCGCGGTGGACCGGCGGCAAGATCCTGTCCGCCGACTACAAGCAGCTTGAGATCCGGCTGGTGGCCAACGAGTCCGGCGACGGCAAGTTGATCCGTTCCATAGCGGTTGGGGAGGACCAGCACGACAAGACCGCAAGTGAAATCTTCGGTGGCAAGTTCACCAAGGATGATCGGCTGATCGCCAAGCGCATCAACTTCGGCATCGTCTACGGAATATCGCCATACAGCCTGGCCGCCCAGTTCAACATGACGGTGGACCGGGCCGAGGACATCTTCCGCCGGTTCCGAAAGGCCCGTCCGATGATTTTCCAGTGGATGGCCCGACAGCACGCCTTCATCGAGAAGCACGGATACATCAAGTCCCGGTTCGGCCGCAAGCGTCGGCTCCCTGAGATCCGCCACGCGGACGAGAAGCTGAAGGCCCGAATCTTCCGCCAGGCCGGGAACTTCCCCATCCAGTCCGCCGGGGCGGACATCACCAACCTGGCCATGATCCTGGTGGACCGGGAGCTGCGCAGGAGAAAGCTGAAGTCCCTGCTCGTCCTGCAAGTCCACGACTCCCTGCTGGTGGACCTGCACCCGGACGAGGTTAACGTGGTGCCCGATCTCGTCGTTAACCTTATGACCAAACAAGTTCAACGGCTCTGTCCCTGGATGCGCGTGAAGCTGGAAGTGGACGTGTCCGTGGAGGACCGATGGGGAGGCGCGACGAATGTGGGCGAGGCGGCTGCTTGACGCGGAGGCGTTCCCCATCGACATCGAGGGCCGGGACAAGGAACCGGCCAGGTGCCGGTGGTGCAAGAAGCAGCAGTACGGGTTCGTCCGGCTGTTCCTCGTGACACACTTGATGAGGGCCGAATACGTGGAGTGTACAAGATGTCGTCAGCGGTTGGGCAAGGAGGTCGTCGAGTGAGGATCAAGTATTCCGTAGGGCGCACCGTGAACATCGGGAATTTCGAGTCGCTGAGGTTCGATGTCGGCGCGGAACGCACGCCGGACGCGGGCCAGGACCCGCTGGATGTCTACGACGAACTCAAGCGGTGGTGTGATACCAGGATGGACGTGTTGACGGCTCCGTTTGACGGCGGGGCCAAGAAGAACAGAAAGAAAGGAGCGAAGTGATGGGACTGGACCTGGACAAGATCCGCAAGCGTCAGGCCGACGACCGCGCCCGCCGGGGCGGACGGTTCAAGCTGGCCGACGGCAAGAACCGCATCCGCATCCTCAAGTTCAAGCACAAGGTCACCAAGGAGGACGTGGCGGCCAAGCTGTACGAGAAGGGCGAACTGGGGACCGTGGTCGAGGAGATCGACCGCCCTATCAGCATCCACTGGACCGGCAAGAACAACTCCCCGGTCCTGTCCACGCCGAAGCTGGTGGCCGAGTACGAGAAGTACGCCCAGTCCGGCAAGGCCAAGGACCTGGCGTACGCCAACAAGATCGGCCCCCGGTCGGTGTCGCTGGTGAACCTCGTGGACACGAACGAGCGCCCGTACCGCGTCCGACAGACCATGCTGCCCAAGTCCGTCATCGACGACGTGTGGGCGAAGGTGCTTGATGAGGACTACGGCGAGGGCGTCCTCGGTGTCAGGGGCCGGGACTTCACGGTAGTCAAGAACCCCAAGGCCAAGGCCCCCAAGGACTACTACAAGACGGACGTCCGGGACAAGGACGCCTGCGCGGCCCTGCCCGCCAAACTGGAGAAGGACGTCGCGGACCTGTACCGTCAGGACGTCCTGGTCAAGGTGGGGCTGGTCCCCAAGGACGGGGGCGACGACTCCGGGGAGGAGGAGTAGCATGGACAAACTGCACGCCCTCGGGGATCAGGTCATCATCGAGCCGGACGCCGGGGAGAAGGAGTCCCCCGGCGGCATCCTGATCCCGGAGTCGGCACAGAAGCGCGGCGGCAAGCCGCTGCGGGGCCGTATCGTGGCCGTGGGGCCGGGCAAGCGCCACACGGACGGCAGGGTGTACCCAGTGTCCGTACGGGTGGGGTGGTCGGTCATCTACTCCAAGTACGATGGCTACGAGTTCACCCACGAGCGCAAGGACTACAAGGTCGTGCCGGAGTCGGGGGTCCTGGTGGTCGTCGAAGAGACCAGGTGATGTCCGCCGGGCCGGGCTACTGCTGGCGGCCACGCCGCCCCGTAGCCCGGCCCACTTCCAGGAGGTGGCCCGTGAACGACGAGCAAGCCCGGATGGCCCGGTTCATCATCTACGCCTTCATTCTCGGGTTCGGCGTCCTGTTCATGACGCTGTTCCTGCACGCGGCGTACCGGACGCTGATGTTGTATACGTGAGGTGAACCATGCCCTACATCAAGCCGCAGGATCGCACGGAGGGAGCGCGTCTGCACCCCTGCAACATTGGTGCGCTGAACTACGCCATTACCACGCTGATCGACGACTACCTTTCCTCCAAGGGCCTGCAGTACAGCGAGGTGAACGCCGTCATCGGGGCCCTGGAGTGCGCCAAGCTGGAACTTTACCGCAGGGTCGCGGCTCCCTACGAGGACCACAAGATCTATGAAAACGGCGACGTCTATTCGCCTGGAAACCTCGTATGACTTCGACGTTCCCTTCCAGCGCAACCTACTGGCGGCGGCCTGGAACGACCGGGACTTCCTCGCCAAGGCCGAGGAGTGCCTGCGGCCCGACTACTTCACGGACGAGGTGCTGGCGGGAGTAGCCCGCGCCCTGCTCCACCTGTGGTCGGCCCACCGGACGCTGCCGGACCTGCCCGCCGTCCTTGAGCGGGTCCGCGAGGAGGTCGCCCCCGGCCGCAAGTACGGCGAGTATGAGAAGGAAGTCAAGCGCGTATGGAGCCAGCGTGGAACCAACACCGAATACTACCGCGAGCGGGCCGTTGAGTTCGCCAGACGACAGGCTGTCGCGGATGCTGTACTCGCTGCTGACGGCCTCATGGCTGACGGGAAACTTGACTCGATTGAGCCTCTCCTTCGCCGGGCTCTCGCCACCGGGGGTGGGCTCGCTGGCCAGTCGTACAATCACCTTGAGGAAGCTGATGCCCGGCTTGCGCTGTACGTTCAGCGCGACGGCGCACGATCCCGAGACGAACGGCGAGTACCTTGCGGAATTGGTCCTATTGATGCCGCCACGCAGGGCGGCCTCGGAAAGGGGGAACTCGGATGCGTCGTAGGGCTGGCCGGAAAGGGCAAGACTACGTGTCTTATCAACCACGGGGCGAACGTCCTGATGGGGGGTCGGAACGTCCTGCACGTCACCCTGGAGAACTCCCTGGAGGTGACGGCGGCGCGGTACGACGCCCGGCTGTTCGGCCGGTCGATGGCCAGGATCAAGAAGTTCCCGGCCAAGTTCCAGAAGCACATGGCGAAGCTGCGGGAGGATTTGACTTCCCGGCTGCTGATACGCTACTACCCGACTGGGATGCTTACGGCTTCGACCTTGGAGGTGGAGATTGAGCGGGCTTCACCTAGGCCGGACGTGGTGTTCGTGGACTATGCGGCCCTCATGCGAACAGCGGGTGCTGCTGGAGGTCGTGATGGGCTGCGGTTCGAACTGGCTGATACGTTTCGGGATCTACGCCGGGTCAGCGGCATTACGTCTGCACCTATATGGACGGCACATCAGGCGAACCGCCCGGGGGTGGGCGCTGAAAAGCTCGGTATGGTACATCTGTCCGAGTGTTTCGAGATTGCTGGCATCGTTGATGTGGGCCTTTCGATAAACTGGGACGACGACAAGCCCGCCGAGGTGTCGATGTATGTCTGGAAGAACCGGCTGGGTAAGGGCGATTTCGAGGTTCCCTGTTCTGTCAACTGGGAGACCAGCATCATTTCCTCTTACAGCGACGAGGTGTAGATGAGCGATCAAGACACTGCTGGGAATTACCAGGAACTCCCCGTGCCTTCCGATTTGCCTCTCCCCCCAGGGGACCCCGTTGACAACCCAATGACTCCACTGGACCCTTATCTTTTCCGGGACCAATACACCCCAGTGGTAGGAGTCCCCGAGGAGTCCACCGTCGTCATCCGGCACAAGCCGGACGGCGGCTACAAGCTGGACCAGGACAAGCAGCGGTGGGACTTGCTGCCCATCCGCCCCATGCGGAAGGTCGTGGACGTGTACACCCGGGGCTCCAAGAAGTACGCGGATCGCAACTGGGAAAACGGCATGAAGTGGAGCCGGGTGTACGGGGCGCTGCTCCGGCACGTCACCGCCTTCTGGAACGGCGAGAGCATCGACGAGGAAGGTGGCCAGCACCACTTGGCCAGCGTCGTATTCTCAGCCCTGGCCCTCATGCAGTACGAGGAGGACTTCCCCGACCTGGACGACAGGCCAAGGAAGCCGGGGGTGAAGTGATGGACGAGGCATACAGCCCGCTCAAGGTGTACATCGCCAGCCGGTTCCCCGACCGGGACGACTGTCTGTACCTTAAGGGGCAACTGGAAGCCCGAGGCTATCAAGTCACCTCGACGTGGCTCACCCCGGCGGACGGCAACTCCGCGAACATGGCGACCCTGCGCGGCAAGCACGTTGAGTGCCGACAGCGGGCTATCAAGGACATCGAGGACATCAAGGCGGCCGATGTCGTCGTCCTGATGTCGCCCAAGAAGGCCCACAGGAACGGCACAGGCGGGCGTCACGTCGAGTGCGGCATCTCCATCGCCCTGGGCAAGCCCATCATCCTCGTTGGGGAGCGGGAGAACGTGTTCCACTATCACCCCCTGGTGCGGGTCGTCGGGGACGAAATGGGCGTATACGGGGCGCTAGGAGCTTGAGCCTGTCCCTGCTGTCGGCCCTCACGTCCAAGCTCGGGGAGTACGACTCCAACCCTGTCCGAGACGACGGGGAGTACGAGTTCGTATGTCCCAGGTGCCCCAAGCAGGACGGCAAGCGCAAGCTGGGGGTCAACGTCTCCCGCAAGGTGTTCAACTGCTTCCGGTGCGGGTGGCGCGGGCGGCTGGTCGATCTCTTGCGGGCCCTGGGTATCAACCCGCTTTCCCTCGGCCCCGACCTGGGCATACGCCCGGTGGCCGCCTCGGACACCTACGGCCCGAAGGTGCGGCCGGACCAGATTCCCGGCTATACCCCTCTGCCGGAGCCGGACCAGCCCATGAGCCGGATAGAGCAGGTGGCGTACGACTACTGCCGGGAGCGCGGCCTGGACGACGTGGGCGAGGTCACGTCCCTTCGCCTGGGAACGTCCACGGAGAAGGACCTTGCCGGGCGGCTGGTGATCCCGGTGTTCGAGGACGGCCGCATGGCGGGGTACTTCGCCCGGTCCCTGTTCGACTACCTTGAACCCAAGGACAAGGTTGGGCCGGAGTACCTGGGCTGGGCCCCCAAGGGAGAGTTGGCGTACGGCCTGGACCTGATGCGGCCCGGCCACGTCCTCGTCCTGGTCGAGGGGTTTTGGGATTGGGTGCGGGTGCGGAAGGTATCGCGGTCCCTGGATTCGTTGGCGCTGCTTGGGTCCAACCTCGGGCCCGTGGCGGCGGGCAAGATCCTGGCCCGGCGGCCCGGCCGCATCGTCGTCATGCTGGACGGCGACGAGGCTGGGGAGCGCGGCACCCGCAAGATCGTGTCTGAGCTGCTGGTCCACCGGAAGTTCGCCTCCGTCCACGTCGCCCGTCCCCCAGTGGGCAAGGACCCCGACGAGTTGACGGCGGGCACGATCCTCGCCCTGGTGAACGAGGCCATACCCGCCGTCAACTGGCTTATCAAGCACGGGCGGTAGGTTCGCTGAACAGGTGGGCCGGGAACCTGAATCGGAAGGGCTTGGTGGGGAAATCCATGCCGACGTCCGTGATAGCCTAGGTTTGGATCTTGACCATACGTTTCGGCCAGGGATAGTTCAGGAGACCCTCTTCTCCATACACCATTGCGGACTTGACCTGAACACTGTGGCACTTGACTCCTGCGTCCAGCAGGGCTAGGGCCACAGGTCACTGCTCGGTGTTTCTCAACTGGGACCGTCCCCTCTTCAAGTGATCCTCGGTCACCGGGACGTAACGGTACTTCATGGCTGCCTCCTTTCCTAGACGGTAGCTCCAACCAACCCCTTGCACGTCGTCCTCGTATGCAACTGGGACGATACCGCCCCCCCGCTCACCGGCTGCTGGATTGTCTGCTGACAGTGGAGGCACGTCCAGCCCGTGCCGCTCCTCCACTCAGCCGGATACCGCAGGTCGGCCGCATCTGACACCCGGGATAGACGATTCGCCTCCCCTGACAAGGATGCCAGCGCCCTCCCGCGCTTGCGGGCGCGTTCCACCGCCCGGTTCCTTGGGCGGTCCCGTTCGACACGTTTCAAGTAGCTCATTAGTCCTCCTACGTGGACTTTAGCAGTCGGATCAGGCGGGCGGCCATTTTGTCCCACGCCGCCGCCTCCGCCGCCACCCACGCCGCCGCCCCAGCCGCCCTCGCCGCCGCCGCCGCCGCCGCCGCCGCCGCCGCCCATTCTTCGTTCGTAACCTTCGCGGTACGCGCCCGACAATGGAGCCCGGCGACCCGCTCTATCGCTTCCTTGATGTCGGCCCGCTCTTGCACCCCCTGGATGGGGAGGAGATCCTCCCGCAGCGTCTCGGCCGCCCACTGATGCCAAACCCGGTCCAGATCCGCGCCCGGCTTGATGGAGGATAGGAACAGGGCGGGCCACACCTTAGCCTTAGCCGGTTCAAGTCCTTCGAAGATGGCATCCTCCAGATAGGCCAGTTCCACCGGGACACCCAACTCTACCGGGTAGCGTGAGTGGTCGTACGATTCCAACGTGCAACCTACCGCGCAGCCCCGCCTAGACTCCGTGTCCCAACCCGTTCCCTGGATCAACCTATCCGCCCGGGCGTGGGCCCGGACGCGCCGCAGGTACTTCGCCTTGATCTTTGGGTCGCCGTGGTATGCCAGCATATTGGCCTCCTTCAGTACGTTAACGCGCCAGCCCGCGAATAGTTGCCTCGATTGTCGCCCACCGCCGGGAAATCTGCGGGGCGGTCACTCCCAGCTTCTCCGCGATGTCGCACTGTCGGTACCCTTTCCGGGCCCATGCCAGCACTTCCCGATCCTTCGGCCCCAGCCGGGCGCTAACCTCGTCCAGGAAGATACGGGCCGTCTCGTCCCGCCCCGGGGCGTGAAGGGACCGTGCCTCGTTGATCGGCCGTTCCCCGTCCGCCAACCTCTTGGTGCGCCGGATAGCGTCCGTAGACACGTTGACGAAGGCCCGGGACGCTATCTTGCGGAACTCGCCCCACGTCCTGCCTGGGTACTTCACGGACAGCCGCCATACCAGGGTTGTCATGTCCGCTACGGCCGCCTCAACGTCCCCGGGGCGCATCCGTCGGGCGACGTGGTACATGAGCGGGCGCAGACGGACTACCGCCTCCTCGAGGTTCACTCCTCCCGCTCCGTCCGTGGCGCCCACCGTGGAGTATGCCCGTAGTGCCGCTCCCGGTCGAGCATCCGAAGGATGTCCTGAAGCTCCCGCGCCAGTTTGCGCGACGGCAGCGGGACTCCCATCCGCCGATAGGCTCGGCGGTGCCTCATGAGTGTTTGCCACTTTGACCCCCGTTTCCTAATCGGGAAACTGATACCATGACTACAGGCGCTACACCGCACGGGCCTACGCCCGGCAATCGCAAAGATCGGAGAAGTACACCGGGTCGAACAGGCTCCCCACTTGGCGGTCCCGCCACGGGTCCCCGGGGCGGTGGAGCCCTTCCTGGGACAGCCGTATTTCCGCCCCGGTTGGAAGCGCATCGAAAAACGTCCCGTGAACGTGCCAACAAGCGGCGGATGTCCGCCTGCGCTCTCCGCTCTTGACGCGGTGTAATCCGTGCTGCGCTCCCGGGCCGCGACGGTCCAGGACTCGCAGGCGGACATTGTGCTTCTCGCTCCCGCCCCTTGTGTAACCGGCGGGGCGACAGAACAAGAATTGCACGTTGCCGCCGTAGTGTTCGTTGACGATGTTCAGGGCGGCCTGAAGGTCTTCATACGACGCGTTGCGAACCAGCATGGCTATCCCCTTAAAGGGTGAATTCCTCCGCTTCCCCGCGTGTCAGGAAGAAATGAATCCCGCCCGCGCACTCGATCCACTTATCTGGTTCCCACTTGTGGGCCTTGACCATTTCCCCGGCCCGGTAGGCTGTTACCGCGTCCCGCAGGCTATACCCAACATCCGCCCCGATAACGTCCAGGACGCGGACATGAGACGCTCGGCACTTTCGCCCCGTTGCGTTGGAGCGGGCCGCGTCGGCCGGGATTTCCAGTTTGACGATGACTTCTTTCTCGCCGCCCGGTTCCGCCTTACACTTTTTCCAACCGATGAAGGCCCCCTCCGGGGGCGTGATTTCAGTGGCTGGGAGGTCCGCCCCCTGGAGGTTCGCCCCCCGGAGGTTCGCCCCCCGGAGGTTCGCCCCCTGGAGGTCCGCCCCCTGGAGGTCCGCCCTCTGGAGGTACGCCCACTGGAGGTTCGCCCCCCGGAGGTCCGCCCTCTGGAGGTCCGCCCCCCGGAGGTCCGCCCCCTGGAGGTCCGCCCCCTGGAGGTCCGCCCCCTGGAGGTTCGCCCTCTGGAGGTCCGCCCCCCGGAGGTTCGCCCCATGGAGGTTCGCCCTCTGGAGGTACGCCCCCCGGAGGTTCGCCCCCCGGAGGTCCGCCCCGCCTGCTACTGCGGTGGCCACGGATTCCCACTCCCCGATTGTCGAGCCGTCCAAGCGCTTGATCAGCATATATCCTCCGCTTCCCTAGTGTTATCTGTGACAGTATCCCGCCTCGATCAACCGAACGGCCATCCGGCCATAGCTTCCCTGTAGCGTCCAGGCGAGCCCAGTGTCGATCAAATGCTGGAACAGCCGGACGATTTCCGCTTCGTCTAGCTCTCCCTGCTCATACCGGATGATTGCGTCCACGTCATCGTATTGTGTGTTCTTCATGGACTGTCCTCCGCAATTACCATGCCATACGAATCCTCGATTTCCACGCGGGATTCCATGTTCGACCCGACAAATTTCGTCATTGTGACGGGAATTGTCAACAATTTGTGTCACCTATCCCCATATGAATCCCGTATCCGGCCGGAACGTCGCCCGGTACGGCGAGTACCTGCGTCCGCCCCCGTCCCGTCGATTGCAGGGACCGCATAGCGGCCGTAGGTTCCCGGCCTTCCAGTCCCGGATGTACCGCGTCATCCTGGACCAGCGCGAGAGCCGGGCCGGATCATAGTCCCGGCCGTTCGGATGATCGAATTGCAAGTCCTTGCGCGTCTTGCACTCGGCGCACCGTCCGCCCATAACGCGGAACAGCTCTTTACGCTTGGCCTTAGCCCAACGTACCAACCGGGCGGATTTGGATTCCTGCACGTTGCTCTCCCTAATCCGTAGTGCCGAATTCCGGGCAATCGGGATACTCAGGCTCCGGCTCCCGGGGAACGTCAAGCTCGCAAGCGTAACAGATCCCCCGGTTATCCCGGTAGCATCCGCCGCACAAGTACACGTCGGCGTCGTGCCGGTCCATGTAGGCGCAAGAGAAGCTTGCGCCGGAACAGCCGCAGTTTACACAAGCGTACATGGGTTGCTTCCTTCCTGATATAGTACCGCGTCTTGGTCGAATTCGTTGCGAAGGCAGGCTGCCAGATCCCCGACGGCTTCCCCGCTCACTTCGATGATCCAGGTTTCCTCCCGCCTGCCTTGCCAGTACCCGATAGCGGGAATCAACGTGAATCCAAGGACACCGTAGTTAGCAAGGGCCCGGGCGAGAGCACCTTCGGGGATGCGCGCCCCGTTCCTTGCATTGTCGCCACCTAGATAGATCCGGCTCATACCGCTAATCCTCGGGATGCGCCCCGGTCGGGGCGCATTGACGGGGACTAGCAAACCTTGGTGATTCGCCCGTCCCGGACCGTTACTTGAGCATACCACTTGCGGACCGTGGGCGACGGCCCAACGACGGGGTACGTCCCGTCGCCCCGGTACTCCGGGCCAAACAGGGACGTTTCCAGGAATACCCGGCCCGCGTCACGGCCGACGAATCCGCGGAGATCCTTCTTGGTGCGGGCACCGTAAACGGACATCATGGGTCTAACCTCCCCTCGCCACTATTGGCGCTATCAGTCTAGCAATCCCCTTGCCAACCGGAAACGCTCCGGCCGCCCAGGAATTGCAGTTTACCACGGCCGAAATTTGTCATAGCGCCACGAATTGTCAACAATCTGCGTAATCCGTCCGCCTCGACCGTTCAACGCTCCTTCGAACAGGCAAGCGTAATGCGGCCCCCAACGTAGGGCGATCAGTCGGAAGTAGACGGCCGCATAGTCCGGCCCGTGATGGGCGAACCGGGGCGCTAGTACGTGGGCTACTTCATGCAGTACCATTTTCTCGAATCGGGCCCACTTGGGTACCGTGATGTACCGACGTAGCGCACTACCCCCAGCCCTACGGCGGCCCCGGCCGTCCGCTACCGCTATGGGTCTATTCTGTCCTGGGAAGGCTCTCCGGAACGCAGGGGACGATTGCAGGGACCGCACAATTGTGCCTACCTGCACTTCCGTCCCGCTCGGGAAACGGCCGTTACCCGGAGACTAGGATACCCGTATCTCCATGCCGCATAGGGTAGCGGTGCGCTCGGTAGGTTGGAATCGTAGATGTCATTGTCCAGGAACGCTACGGCGTGGGCCGCTACCACGTAAACTGGACTGAGGAAAGCAAACATCAAGACACCGCGTCCGCTAAGGTTAGGGTCATCTGTAGATATGACAGTCCGTCCTAGTACGTCCTGGATTGCGTCCCCTACCTGTTGATTGTGGCGCTCCCATGCTCGATAGGCCCACGGCGTCAATTCGGCCACGGCACGGAACGGCCCCGGGTTAGATAGATCATAGTATCCATGCGGCCGTAGGGCACGGTCGTACTCCGCGAGCAGGGGTTCGGCGTCCGCAGGCTCGAATCCTTCCGCTTGCAGGATGGCGGCCAGTAGACATATCGGCCGCCCGTGCTGCTGTAGATGGGTCACCATAGCTGCTATCCTCCCGTGCCGTCGAACGTTTCCCATCCGGCGTCCGGATTGCCGTCCAGCGCCGCTATCACGCGGTTCGGGTCCAGGTAGGATAGGTCCCGTTCCTGGTCCCGGAGCGTATCGCCCGGGGCGCTAGTGGTCAGGCCCATGCGGGCACCTACACCTTCCGCCCGAACACATAGCGGACACTCCAGCAAGTCCTGTGCCGTGCCGGAACAGCCTAGATTCGCGGGAATCGCGGTTCCAAACTGGGAAGTGACAAAAACTGTCAACAATTTGCGGAAGGTGACAGGAATTGTCACGTGGAAACCGCGAAATTTGCGGAATTTGGGCTGGCATGGGGATTGCGGGAAGGTCAGGGTGGAAAGAATGGGGGATGGATGATGGAGGAAGCCATGTACACGGTCAGCAGCGTCAAGACTAGCGACACGCAGTACCCTACTCTCCGAGATGCGGCCCGGGCCGCTCTGCGCATCGACGCTGAGTATCAGTCCGCCTACGGCGTGCAGGTCGAGGGCCCGAGCGGACGGTCGCTCTCGACGGACGACCCATCAGACCTGCTCCGCCTCCACCTCGCGGCGGCCCGCGAGTAGCCCCCGCCCGGTCGGCCCCCTGCGGGGGGCCCTCCGGTTGTGGACTGTGACACCATAGGTCGCATACGACCTGTGACCTATCCTGTCACAAAGGCAGCTAGCCTGCCTGCCACAATGACAGGGACAATTTGTCCCGCCATAATGGCAGGCTGCCATTGTGGCAGGCGGTCGAGTACGGAGTCCGGATTTTGTTAGACGGCGGGGGGGTGGAGGGGGGTGATACCCACCACGGACTTCCCGCATATTTCACCCATACACCATGGCCCGGCCGTGCCCATGCCCAGCCGTACCCCAGCTCAGTCGCGCCGCCCATGCCCAGCCGTACCCCAGCTCAGTCGCGCCGCCCATGCCCAGCCGTACCCCGGTAGCTCCGGGGGTGTCCAATCCATAGCCGGGTCCCATCCTCGGAGTCCCGGCCAACCGCCTCGTCTACCCGCGTATACGCGTATATACCGGCCACTTTCGTAACTGGGTGGTGCCCTGGTACGTACCTGTTTGGACCCCAAATTGCCATCTGTAACCCACTGGCTATCAACAGGTTGCAGGGGTGTTTTTCAGGATTCCCAAAAGCGGCCCTTGGCGGGGCATCCTGGGGGAGGGCCTGATCACGCCCTGGCAAGGGGTGGATTTGGGGTCGGCCGGTTGGCCGGTGGGTGGGCTGGCAGGTTTGGGTGGATTAGGGGGTTGGTACGGCTTAGGGGGTGGCCTGGTTGGGTGGGCTGGTGGGTAGCTGGTGCGAGACTGGCTGGTACCCCGGTACCTGATCCAATGGCCGGGTCCTATCCCCGGAGTCCCATACCCGCCGGGCCCATGTATGGTTCCTGCTGTCCCACCGCAAGGAGACTACGTTTTATGAAGGGTCCGCGTAAGGCTGGGTAGGGTCTGCATAGACTCCCCTACAGACAGGATTCCGAAATTCCGACAATAGGGCTTGACTTTTGCTGGTGCAAAATGTTACACTCCTAACCGGAGCGACTGAGTGAGTGAGCGAGCGCCGGGAGGCGCGAGCGAACGAACCCAGCCGACAGGGAAGGGACGGATGGCCGGGGTCGGGGGATGGATTTATTCCTGCCGGTGATGGATTGTGTGTTTGGAACTGGCGGTTGGGTACGTTATCTTCATAGATTACGAGCGACGAGCGAAGCGAGGAGCGAGTACGACGAGGCGAAGCCGAGGAGTCACCCGGCAACCGGAATGGTCGAAATGGTCGAAATGGTCGGTATGGTTGAAATAGTCGTGGACCTGGGGTGAAAGCATCCCACCTCGCCCCTTGGGGGGCTCGGTGGGATGCTACCCGGTGGTGATAATTACTAATAGCCGGTAGGAAACCGTGGTGGAGGAACCGTGTATGAAGAAGGTGCTGAAGGTTCGTGTGGGGAAGTACCACATCCAGCAGGGCATCAGGTGTTCCCTGACCAAGTGCCCTGTAGCCCTCGCCATTAACTCCCTGCTGCCCTAGGGTCAAAGCGGGTGTGTGGCACCGGACAGCGTGGATATTGGGAGTTCCAGTGACTCCTGGTACAAGACGTTTTACTTGCCCCCGAAGGTGGTGGCCTTCATTTACGCCTTCGACACCGGCAAGCCTGTCAAGCCCTTCACGTTCAACCTGGTGGTGGAGTTGTGGGCGTAGGAGATCAACCCATGGATTCCTCGGCAACCGGCAACTGCCCCTACTGTTGCCATGCTCCCGAAGAGCACGCCAATTGGATGGGGTGCCGCTACCCCGTCGAGCGGGATGCCCTCGGATTCGTGAGGGAGGTTTGCGGGTGTGTCTGGACGGCCGGTCACGATGCCCAAGACAGGAGGACCGATGAACCCCATCCTTGACGTGTACCGCGACGACCGCCTGATCCGCCACAAGTGGTCTGACGTGGCCCAGGACGGTCGCCAGCTCCTCTGTCTCTACACCGCGCTCGTTTCGGACCCAGCGGCACGCCCCTCGTCTTGCCCCCCCAACGTCGCCCCCAGGTGGGTGGCCTATCTTCTGCCATGGATGGATGATGCTGGGAGCGTGGAGGCATGGCCCCGCGTAGTAGAGCGGGTCGCGGCCCTTGCTCCACACCTGCATCGCCTATGTCCGGCCGCCGAGTGGCGCACGATGGCTATCATCATCCGTGAGGGGGTGCGGTATCTACAAGACGGACGGACGTTGGAGACTTGGGACCGTGTGGCTACGCTATACGAGCGGCTGGGACGCGGAGAGGATGTCCCGAAGGGGGAGTTCAATGAGGCGGCTGGGTGGGCCAAGGAGTTTGAGTCAGAGGCTTGGAGTGCGGCCGAGGTGGTAGTAGAGGCAGCAGCGGAGGGGGCGGACCTCCTGGTGGATGTGGTACGTGCGTCAGTGGCCGACCGCCTGACTGCGGCGATCCTATCGGACTGGGAGGGTGAGTTGGGGGTATGACGAAGACGAAGACTAAGAAGAAGAAGCGGGCGCGGTGCCTGACGTGCCGCAGGAGAGCGGTGTGCTGCGGGTACTGCGGGTGGTGCCATTGACCATGAGTTTCGCGTGTGACCGATGCGGCTCTAAGGCGGTGTTCGTGTGTACCGTATGTCGCGCCCCGTTCTGCACGGTGCGGGGATGCCCGCAGGGCGACTCGCATCATCCGTGCCTTCCGTATCCGGAAGCGATTCCGGACGACGGAGCGCCGCTACACGATACTTAAGAACCGCGAGAGGTAAATAGTGCCTATGACTAAACACGTCGTCATGTTCTCCGGGGAGTCGGCTCGTGGGCGGCGGCGAAGCGCGTTGTCGAGAAGCACGGTGTTAAAGATGTAACCCTCCTCTTCGCGGACACGCACATGGAGGATGAAGACCTCTACCACGACTGGGGCGGGTGCGGGTGCGCCCTTTCGGGCTAGCTTGGCACAGAAAATGACCAGGAGACAACCCATGCCCAGGACCGGCGTACCGACAAACGGCGATTGGCGTTCCTCATCCACCGGCACCAAGCAGCATTACGGGCGCGGCCCCATGGCCGTATGTGGATCGCCGCGATTGTTCTTGGACCCGGTAGACACGTCCCGGTACAAGTGTGTCAGGTGCCTTCGCATCGTCAACGGCCGCAATCCGTTCGTCGTCGATAAGTCCGAGGAGGAGTAGGATGCCATACACAGGCTCGGTGTGCGACTGTTGTCGTCTGTGCGCCACCCACTGTCCCCGTGGGCCGGACTGTTTCGAGTTCGAGTCGCGCCGTTATGAGGATGGAGAGTGTGCAGACTGCTCCAGGCTCCCCAGCGAACCCGGACCCGCCGACCGAGTGTGAGTTCGGCCGGTGCGACCCGGCTCATCCGCTCCACTGCTGCCACTGGGCCGTTGGCGAGCAGATACCCGCCGGACGCCGGGGACAATTCCTGTGCAGTTGGCGGTGCATCGTCTGTGAGTTGACGTCCAAGTCTGCTGTTCTGGTGTTCCTTCGCGGCGGCGTCCGGCGTTAACCTTTCGGAGGATTGCGCTATGAGTTCCTGGACGTCCTACCCGAAAATCTACAACCTCGGCCACCCGGCTATTGCCGACCTGTTTGCCGACCCGGTGATCGTGGAGGAGAAGGTGGACGGCAGCCAGTTCTCCTTCGGCATGATCTTCGATGCCCAGGAGAACGTCCACCGGCTTCGCGTCCGGTCTAGGGGAGCCGAGTTGAACATCGAGGCTCCCGACAAGATGTTCGCCGCCGGGGTCGCGGTGGCCCAGGAGCTTGCCCCGATACTTGCCCCGGGGTGGACCTATCGCTGTGAATACCTGGCGAAGCCCAAGCACAACACGCTGGCCTATGATCGCATCCCGGCGAAGCACCTGATACTGTTCGACGTGGCGACCGGGCCGGAGGAGTACCTGTCCCGCCGGGGGAAGGAGGAGGCGGCGGCCTCCCTCGGGCTGGAAGTGGTGCCGCTCATCTTCGATGATTCTGTGGACGGCTTTGACGTATTCCGCAGCTTCCTTGGTCGGACCAGCATCCTCGGCGGGCAGAAGATCGAGGGCGTCGTCGTCAAGAACTATGTCCGGTTCGGCCGGGACGCGAAGCCGCTCATGGGCAAGTTCGTCTCCGAGTCATTCCGGGAGGCCCACGGCGCGGACTGGAAGGAACGGCATCCTGGCTACAAGGACATCGTGCAGCGGATCGTCGAGAAGTACCGGACGCCCGCCCGGTGGATGAAGGCTGTCCAGCACCTCCGCGAGGCCGGGGCGCTGTTGGACGACCCGAAGGACATAGGCAACCTGTTCCGCGAGGTTCACCGGGACTTCGATGAGGAGTGCCGGGAGGCGGCCACGGCCACCCTGTACGGCTGGGCCGAGGCCAACATCAAGCGCGGGGTGACGGCCGGGTTGGCCGAGTGGTACAAGGACGAACTTCTCAAGAAGCAGTTTTCTGTTTACGTTCCTGTAGATGAAGAATGATGCCACTATGGATCGTCACGGACAAGTCTGACCAGCGGCCACGGAAATTGGCTGACAGGCACTATACCCGCCAGTCTGTAGGCCATCCCATGTGGACCCGACCTGGCTACAACCAGATCCTATACGCCGAGCATCCCAACGGCAAGGCGGCGTGCTTCTGCTGGTGGCGGCCGAAGTGGGAGTCCGGCATTAAGGGGACAGAGCGCAAGGACGGCCTGCGTTGTATTGAGTGTGCCCTCTTTAGAAATGAGACTCCTTGGCTATCATCCGAGTTGATCTCAGCGGCGGTCCAGGCCGTGATGTTGTGGGAACATGCCTGGGATGTTGAATGGCCGGATGGCCTAATTACCGGGATTGGCAGCAGACAGACATCTGCTGGTAGATCCAAGTTCCATAAGCCGGGTCACTGTTTCCGCAAGGCTGGGTTTGTAGCGTTCGAGAAGAATGTCGGGCGGGCCGACGTGTGGCTGAAGATCCCGAGAGAGTCCTTGCCCGGGGGCTGTGTACGCACCAACCCTAAGCAGTTTTCTGTTGACATTCCGGTGTCTGACAGTACATAATCCTTACATGGGAAAGCCTGGCCGTCCCCGAACGAGAGTTCCTCCCCCCGACCCCTGCAAACTGGACATCGACCCCGACTGGCTCGACTGGTTCAAGCTGGAATGTCCCAGGAAGCGCGAGTTCCTTCTCAGGTTCGAGGCGTGCGGGTCGGCCAAGACCGCCTGCCGGTTGACCAAGATCCGGCCCTCCGAATTGGACAAGTGGCTCAACGACAAGGACGAGTCCGGCCAGTTGACCCGGGACGCCGAGACCATGCGCATGGCCATGGACATGGCCCTCGAGCACCGCGTCCAGGTGCTTGAGAACGAGGCCCGCCGCCGGGCCTTCATGGGCTCCGACCTGCTGCTCATTTTCCTGCTCAAAGCGGCCAGGCCCAACGTGTACCAGGACAATATGCGGCTGGTCCATGCGGGCACCGATCCCCTGACCGGCCAGCCCCGGAACCAGTTGAACATCCAGGTCAACAACATGGCTCCCGCGCCGCTGGCGATTCACGAGCCAGAGCAGCTCGAGCGGGTAATGGAATTGGCCAGACGATACAATCTTGTAGACAGGCTGTTCCCGAAGGTCAAAGATGGCGAAGTTGCCGCAGATCCAGTTGGCGCAGAACCTGTTGACGGCTCTGACGCCGAAGTGGACGAGGTACATCCCGATAACACCGCACCCGAAGCAACATCTTTTGCTGTGTCTGGATAACGTTGAAGAGATTTTCTTCGGCGGCGCGGCCGGACCAGGAAAGAGTGCTGCCCTTCTCGCGTGTTGCCTTCAGTACGTGGACCAGCCCGATTACGCCGCGCTCATCGTGCGGCGCAACTATCCCGACCTGGTGCAGCCCGGCGGCCTGGTTGACATGAGCCACGATTGGCTGGACGGCACCGCCGCCAAGTGGAACGAGCAGTTCAAGAAGTGGCATTTCCCCGGCGGGGCCTGCCTGCAATTCGGCCACATGGACAACAAGACCGAGATCAAGCGGTACAAGGGTGGCCAGTACCAGACTATCTGCATCGACGAAATGACCGACTTCAACAAGACCGAGGCTATGTTCCTACACTCCAGGCTTCGTCGCCGCACCGGGTCCACGATCCCGCTCCGGTTCCGGGCCGCCTCGAACCCCGGGGGCACTGGGCACGAGTGGGTCAAGGCCCGGTACGTGGACTACGACGGCAGCGACCGCCTGTTCATCCCGGCCACACTGGACGACAACCCCTACATCGACCGGGCCGCCTACGTGCGGTCCCTGGACCGGCTGGACCCCATCACCCGGGAACGACTACTCAAGGGGGACTGGACCGTCACGGACGGTGGCCGGATCTTCGACCGTTCCTGGTTCGCCAACTTCTACGACGCCCGCCCGGAACTCGTGTCCGCTCGGGTGCGGGCGTGGGACCTTGCCGCCACGGTTCACGACGCCTCCAAGGAGACGGCTGGGGTGCTCATGTCCCGGACGGTCAAGGGACTGTGGGCGGTCGAGCACGTCGTCCACGGCAAGTGGCTGCCTGGCGACCGGGATCGTGTCATCCGCCAGACAGCCGAGACGGACGGTGAGTACACCTCGGTCGTGATCGAGGAGGAGCCGGGTTCCGGTGGAAAGGCTCAGAACGAGAACCTGATCCGTATGCTGGCTGGCTTCCGCGTGGAGTCCATCAAGGTCACGGGCGACAAGTTCGTGCGGGCCGGGGCCTTCGCCTCCCAGTGCCAGGCCGGTAACGTATTCCTGGTCCGGGGCCCGTGGAACGCGGCCTACATCGACCAGCTTCACGCGGCCGACCCTGAGAACGACGAGTTGCTGATTGACATGATGGACGCATCCAGCTTGGGATTCAACGCGCTGGTCCGCAAGCCGCTCAACCCGTACGCGGTGGAGACGCCGGAGCGCACCGCCAAGCGGTCCTTGGGCCTGGACCTGGACTGGGAACGGGCCGAGGAAGAGGAGGCTGCCGAGGCCGCTAAAGCGCGCAAGGTCAACCTGTACGAGAGGATGTTCGCGGACACTGGATCTTCTTTCAGGGAGTGGTTCCTGTGATCGTCAAGGGCGAGAATCACGAGGCCGACCCCGCCGTGAATAGGTATCTTACGGAGGGTTGCTGCCCCAACCGTCACGGCCCGCTTTTCCGGGCGGCCAGGTACGTGGCCGCGTGCAAGTCGTGTGCGTTTACGTGGCGTTCGCGCCGAATCGAGAACATCTTTCCATCGAGAGACGGCAAACACTAGGTGCGACATGGTGAAGCTGCTTTTGCTCGCGGTCGTCCTGCTGGGGGGCTGCAACTACGCCAAGCTGAGTCACCGGGACCTGGAGGCGGCCTATCCGGCATCGAGCGCCTTCGGCTTGCCGGAAGTGGCAAGCGCCTCCTGTCGTGTCCTGTCCCCAAGCGGGTCGAGCGGGTCCGGCGTTTGCTTTCAGGCCGGGCGGTCGTATGCGCTGGTGATTACCGCCAATCATGTCGTGGACGAGGGGGACGAGGCCAGCATTTCGCCGGAGAACGGCACCGTTCACAAGGCCCTCGTGGTTTGGCGGGACGCCGCCGAGGACCTGGCGGTTCTGCGCGTTCCCGGGCGGGGCGTGTTCGGTCGCGCCGCGTCCATGGCCGCCCGGGACCTGGGATACCGATGGGACCCCGTGCTGGTGTACGGATTCCCCGCTGGCGTGAAGCCCAACGGGCACCCCACCTTCGGGCTGGTCGCGGCCGAGGATGACGTCCTGGAACTCCACGAGCCGACGCCGAACGGCACGTTCAACCACACCCGAACCGTCATCAAGTGGCGGATCACGGCTCCAATCTTCTTCGGCAACTCCGGGGGCGGCGTATTCGTGTCGGAGGGCGGCGAGTGGCGGCTCGCTGGCGTGGCCCAGTTGGTGGCGGGGTCCGGCTTCGGTGGGGTGGCCACCCACGTCGGGTGGAGTTCCCCGGTGTTCCGCACCAGGACGGCGGTCGAGGCTGGCCGCAGGGCCGGGGAGGACCACAAGTGAGCGAACCCTACGTGTCCGCCATGGTCCTGGCCGACGTCGTGATCTGCGACGTCTTTTCTGACAAGTGGTCGTTGGTTGGAATCTTCTCCAAGGCCTGGGCCCACAAGTTTCCCGTCATCATCCCGAGAATCTGCTGCTATGCGTGCTTGTCTGATGTCAGCGGCGAGATAAACCCCAGCTTCAGGATTCTGGACCCGGATCTTAACGTTGTCCGTCAATGTCCGGTTCCAACCTTGACGGCCAGGCGCGAGGACGAACAGGAAATCGGCTGCGTGTTCCCGGAGGTGCTGATGGCCCGTCCGGGCAGGTACTCGGTTGAGCTTTTGCTTGACGGGTGCATGGTGCAGTCTGTACGCTTGGATGTAGTCGATGTGCCCACCCCGATCCCGGAGCAGTAACCCATGAGCCTTCCCTTCATGATCCGCCAGTCCGTATCCAAGGAACTGTACGGACACCAGTACGCCTCGCTGATTTGGGCGGGGCGGGCCCACGACCAGTCCCTCGCCCTGTCCAGGGACCCGGCCGTCTACGAGAAGCTGCGCCTGGACGCCACCATTTCCCACCTGATGCAGATTCGCAAACACATGGTCGCGGGGAGCAGGTGGCAGCTTGAACCCGCATCGAACCGGGACGTGGACAAGCGCGGCGCGGAGGTGATGGAGAGGCTGCTTGACATCGGCCTCAAGAGGTTCGCCACGGCACGGTTCAACCTGGCCGAGGCCGTATTTACCGGCTCGGCGTACGCCCGGATCAACGGCCACCACAAGTGGATCACGGTTTTCGACGGCGTGCCCCGGCAGTTTTGGGTGGCCACGGACCTGGCGGACGTAGACCGCCGCCGCTTCGACAAGATGTACGTTCGGCTGAACGAGGGGACGCCCGACGAGCAGGTGACCATCCAGTGGCGGATGTTCAACGTCCAGAAGAACGACTGGGAGGTGTGGGACCACCCCGAGTGGTACGTCAAGAACATCTACAACGACCAGGAAGAGTCGCTGGGCTACGGGCAGGGCCTTATCGACTCCATGTACTTCTACTGGAGGGCCAAGGAGATCCTGTGGAAGGCGGGATTGCAGGGCGCGGAGCGGTGGGCCCTGGGCATGATGATCGCCAAGGTTGACAACGCCCGCAGCGCCTCCACCGGCAAGACCAACGCGGCTCTCGTCAACTCCTTCATTTCTGAGCTGGAACGTCAGCGGTCCCAGCACTACTTCGTCATGGACAAGGTGGACGAACTGGAAATGATGGACGGCCCGCAGACCGGCTCCGAGATCGTGGAGCGGTTGATTCAGTATTGCGACCGTCAGCTTCGGCTGCTTATCCTTGGGTCTAACCTGCCCACCGAGGCTACCGGCGGCGGGTCGTACAACCTGGCCGAGGTGCAGCAGGGCACCACGGACACGCTCATCAAGTACGACCGGGCTCTGGTGGCTGAGGCTTTGACCCAGGACTTGCTGAACCTGCTGTGGCTCGTCAACCGCCCGGTGCTGTTCGGCATGGGCCTGGGGTCGGCTGAAATGCCCCGCATGGTCATCCTGGACGAGCGTCGGAGCGACCCGAAGATGATGGCGGATGTTACCAAGACCATTCTTGAGGCTGGCATCCCGCTCAAGGCCGACGAGACCTACGAGTTGCTTGGTCGCACGCAGCCCGGACCCGGGGACGAACTGATCGAGCCGATGGCCCGTCAGCAGTTTGATCCAGGCGGGGAGTTCCGACAGGACGTCAACCCGCTGGATACGCCCGAGACCGTCAATCCCACAGGATCAGACAAGAAGGAGTCACAGACCAATGGTGCCTGATTTCGACGCCAAGGCCATTCGAGTCCGCCGCCGGATTCCACCCGGAGAGCCCGTTGAGGACAAGGTGTATTTGGCCCTCCAACTGGACGCCCCGTTGTCCGCCGAGTTGCCCAGCCGTTGCGCCATCGAGGACGTAGAGCGCACCGTGGAGGAGCGGGACGTCTCCTTCGACGCCAAGACCGGCAGGCGCAGGGAGAAGGTCAACGTCCGCAAGGTGGTCAGCCCGTCCCAGGTGTTCCGCTTCACGGAACGTGAGGACAGCCATTGGCATGGCGGGTCCATCCGGGCCGCCAGGGGCGATTTCCTCGTCAAGGACGGGGATACGTTCTTCGTCGTGCCAGAAGTCATCAAGGCCACGAAACAGCCCGTGTTTTGGTCTAGGTTCGAGTTGGTCCGTTAGGAGAAACGCGCATGGACCGCCCGTGGATGTGGTACCTGGGGCTTGCCCCGGGCATCGACTGGATCGTCGCCTTCCAGTCCCAGGATGAAGTTCTAGGGTCGACGGCCGCCCGGCTGACGATCCGCCGCCTGTCGAAGGTGGTGGTCAACAAGGAGCGCAGGCTCCAGTGCATCCCGTGGTTCCCCCGCTTCTTCAACGTGATCGACGCGGCGTCGGCCATGGAGATCGAACGGTCCCTGTTCGTCTGGATGTCGGCCACGACCGAGGCTGCCGGGGCCGACTGGAACGAGGCGTGGGAGACGGACAAGCAGATTGTCGAGGTTACGGAGGGCGAGGCCGAGGCCGTCGTCCGGGACACCGCCGCCCTCGCCAAGGCCAAGGCGGAACTGGCGAATTCCCTCCGCAAGGGCAAGTTGGAACTGGTCAAGTGACGCTATCCGCACAGGACGAGTTCGAGCGCCTACAAGAGCGCAGCACGGCCGAGTTCACAGCGCGTGTTCTCGGCTTGATTGCTGCCCATGCACGCTCCGTGCCTGACTTGGCCGAGGTGCAGGGCGCTCGGACTCTCCTGGGCGAACTCATCGCTGGCACGTCCCTGGTCTCGAATATGCTCGGACGCCGCCGGGTGCGGCTGGAGGTCGGCAAGATAAAGAGCGGCGCGGCCTCGTACGACGCCATGCAGTACGCCGCCAGCGACCAGAATCTCCTGCCGAACGTGACGCCGGAACGTGCCGTCGAGGACATGGTGCGCCGCGAGCCTAAGCTGGCCGAGGGCTACCGCAAGGTCCAGGAGTTGTACTCCCGCGAGAGGGCCTTCGCCCTGGCCAAGTCCTCGGACGTCGCCGTCACGAACAAGGTGCAGTCCGTCATCGCGTCGGCCCTTCGTCGAGGGGATTTGCTGCCGACCGTGGACAAGATCATCGCGGAGTTGGGGGGCTGGGCCCGGGCATACGGGGAGACCGTGTTCCGCACGAACCTTAGCACCGCCTACGCCAATGGCCGGTTCATGGAGGCCATGGACCCGGACTTTGACGGGTTCATCGTCGGCCTTGAGAGGATGGAGATTCTCGACGCCCGCACCCGGGACAACCACCGCGCCGCCCACGGACTCACGGCGGCGCAGCGAGACCCCATCTGGCTGCGGCTCGGGCTTCCCGGGGGATACCAGTGTCGCGGCACGTACCGGCTCGTTGATGTCTACGAGGCCCGCCGTGGGAGCCTAATGGACGGATCGGTGATGCGTCGGGCCCAGTGGCCCACGGGGGCGTACAACGACGAGGGGTTTGACAACCGCGTATCGTTCAGCTTGATGGGTGCCTTCTAATGCCCGAGTCTCCCAGGATTTCCGTTCGCGTTCCCGAGAGGGAGTACAGGGACCTGCAGTACGTGGCCGCCGAGGAGGACAAGTCCGTGTCCGAGGTGGTCCTGTCCGCCCTTCGCAAGGCCCTGTATCCCGTATCTACCCAGCCGGACCTGTCAGACACTTCTAAATAGTCCGGCGCATTACCCCTAGCTTTCACACCCCCCGCTTCTGTCTAATGGATTTTATGACAGAAGCGATTGCGCTGCCCGACCTGATGTCCAAGCACGGGTACACCTACGCGGACTTCACCGAGGGCGAGCGCACCAGCATTTCCGACCAGATCGGCAAACTGGTCGCGGCGGGCTACGGCAGCGACCAGGCCCTGGCTCGCGCCGTCAAGCATTGTGCCCCGTCCCGGACCCCCGTGGGCACCCCGGCCAAGGTCGGCGGTCAGTACGTCTGGTCCCGGAACGGCGACGGGACGTACAACATCTTCGACGTGCCGGTGTTCGTCAAGCACACCCGCAAGCTGGGGATGCGGATGGTTGCCGACAAGGACGGGGAGCCCAAGGTCGTCGAGGAGACCATCGACATCGACGAGAAGTGGCTTAACCGCGCCTGCGAAGTCAACCAGCGCCGGTACTTCTCCGACAGCTATCTCGGGCCGCTGCACGTCCGTCACCACAAGCAGGACCCGAACGCCCAGGATCAGACCGAGGCGGCCGGTCACTTCCTGCTCAAGTACGTCAACGAGGTTTCGTACGACGGGGAGACGGTGCCCGTCCTGTTCGCAGACTTCTTGAGAATCCCGGCGGCCGTGTTCGAGCGGATCAAGGCCGGGCAACTCCCCTATCGCTCCATCGAGTCCCTCCCGCCCAAGTACGAGGAGATCGACTCCATCGCCCTCCTGGATACGGATACCCCGTGGTTCCGGCTGCCGCTGCTCGCGTTGGGCGCGGAGATCCAGCGGGAGGTGTACGCCGTCACGTCCGGTTCCAGCCTGGTTCGCGGATACGCCACGGCGGGCAAGGCGTGGGCCGCTCTTTGTTACGAGCACAGCGCGTCGTTCAGCGAGCGCAAGGACGAGGACGACGAGCCGGACAAGGATGAGGCTGGGGACAAGGGGGAGGCGGGCGACAAGGACAAGATGAACGCTGGTGCTGGGTCCGAGAGCGACGAGTCCGACGTGGACGGTCTTTCGGACGACATGACTGACGAGAACGTTGAAGCTACCCTCGGAGGAGACACGATGAGCAAGATTCTGGAAGCCCTCCAGTCCCTCGCCAAGACGAACGAGTTGATTCTGGCGAGACTGGGCGGCGCTGTTCAGCCCCCGACGCCGCAGGTTCCCGGGGCCCCCGTGGTCGAGACTGCCGGGGACAAGACCAAGACCGCCTCCTATGACGGTCGGCTGGCCGCCGTCGAGAGCATCCTCGCGGCCCAGCGCACGGAGGTCGATCTGCGCGGCAAGGTTAAGGCCCTGCTGGTGGACCTTGGCAAGCGGTTCAACCTCGGCTCGGACGCCGAGGAGCGCCTCTTCGCCAAGGCCCGCGAGTCCAAGGACCCGGACGCCGTTATCGCGGCGTACAAGGCCACCATCGAGGAGCACGGCACCCAGGTGCCTACCCCCTGGATTCCCGGGGTTCCTGCTTCCATCCTTCCCGCGTCCGGGACCGGACTGCCCGACGAGGTGAAGGAGTACCAGGCCAAGGGGCCGGAAGTCCTCGCCAAGGCGATCAAGGCCAACGCCGCGTACGACGAGGCTAAGAAGGTCGGCCTCGTCTCCGGCGGCGTCACCCGCAAGGACTTCATCAAGTACAACATCGACCGCGACTTCTCGGCGCTTGTGACCGGGTAGTTGGTAAAGGAGTAGAACATGGCGCTTTCCGCGAACGCAAACTACACGATCAAGGACCCGCGTACCTACGCCATCGAGGCCGTTGACGCGGCCGAGATCTACAACGGGTCGCTGCTCATGATGGGCAGCCGTAGCCACGGCACGGCCGGTGTCATCGGCCGCATCCGGGCGTGGAACGACGAGGTTGGGGCGATCCCGATGGGATTCTCGTCCCGCCGGACCACGGGCAATACGACCAACCAGGTGCTTGCCGAGGTTGATCTCCAGGCCCGCGTGCTGTCCAACGTCGCCGTGACCGGGCTGGCCGGTACCAATGCCGACCGGGGCCGCGTGGTCTACGCCACGGACGACAACACGTTCACCCTGACCCGGCCGACCCTCGGCCATCCGGTGGGCATCGTGGTCCGTGACCGCTCGGCCACGAACGCCGACGTGTACTTCTTCGACTTCGGGACGCTCTGCGCCATCGGCTTCGCCGGGGCGGGGCGGCACTCGTGGTTGGTCGGCATCGTGAACGGCGTCGTCTCCACGGGCAATCACGCGACAGGCATCGTGGCTCCTTGCCACGGACGCATCCTGTCCACCTACGGCATCGTGTTCGAGCCGCAGACGGACGGGGACGCCACCGGCACGATCAACCTTGAGATCGGCGGGACGAACGTTACCGGAGGCGTCATCACGTTCGCCACGGCGGACGCCCTGGGTGCCAATAAGGCTGGCACGGCGGTCACCGGAGCCAACGTGTTCCACGAGGGTGACCTTATCGACATCGAGTGTACGGAAGGCACGGCGGGCGCGGCTGCGGACGGCTACATGGCCGTTTACGCCGACGTCCTGATCGAGCCTGGGCTGTAATCTTGACGGTGAAGGAGTAGACTATGGCGCTCAATCCCATCCAGGCCAATCAGGTCCTCACCGCAGGACTACAGGCCAACTTCGCGCACACGTACGCGGCTTCGGCTCGTGCGAACCGCGAGAAGCTGGCCAAGGTCATGTCCATGGGCGAGGCTGCCGGGGCCAGGGTGACGCCGCTCGGCTATTTCCAGTCGGCGGTTTACCCGGAGCATTGGCCGTACGGCGATCCCATCCCCGAGGGGACGCACGACTCCGTGTCGTACAACGTCACGATCCGCCGCTGGGCCAAGCGGATCAAGTGGAACCGTGACGACGTTACGGACGAGCAGACGCATACCCTCAAGCAGCGTGCCCTCCAGCTTGGAGAGCACTTCGGAACCCTGCACGAGCGGGTGTTCTTCCAGCTTCTCCAGGCGACGGTGGACGCGGCCCTTCTCCCCGGTCCCCTCCCCAACGCCCCGGACGGCGCGGCGTTCTTCGCCACCGCGGCGGGGGGCGTCAACCGCTTCGGCGTTGCCAGCGGCAACCTCCTGACTGGGAACGGCGTGGCTGACATCGCCTCGATCCAGCGCGACTACTACAGGGCGATCACTCAGTTCACGCGAATGACGGACACCCAGGGCCAGCCCCTCCACAACCCCGGGGACTCCGACCGTGGCGTGTGCGTCATCTTCAACACGGCGAACAAGGAGATCTTCGAGAGGGCGTTCCACGGCTCCCTGGTCCAGGGCATCGCGGCCGGGATCTCCAACATTGTCCTCGACACCCGCAAGGGCGTGGACCTGTGGGAGACCCAGCGCGTCACGACCGACGACTGGTTCACGTTCATGACGGGCGATCCCCTCAAGGCCACGGCCCAGTTCGACAAGGAGGGCCTTGAGACGACCGAGGCCGACTGGTCGAACAGCGACGAGGCCCGGACGCTCGATCACGGGTACTTCCAGGCCAAGGCCCGATACGGGTACGTCATCAACCTTCCCTATCAGGCTCTCCAGGTCAACAACTAGGCGTGCGCGTTTCTGGCCCGCAGGATCACCTTGGGCGGCTGGTCCTGCGGGCCACCCGTTTGACGGTTTTAGGAGGCACCTAAATGAGCGAGACCAAGCCGCAGGGCAACCCCTACGATCTGCCCGTTTTCACAGAGCAGGAGGAGCGCAAGGCGTATTGGCTGGGCACTCTTCCCACGCTGCCCCAGTACAACTGCGCCATCGGCGGCATCCAGTTCCACCGCTTCACCGATCCACCCGTGGGCACGGACCCCGACTCTGGGGCCACCCAGCGGGCGTACGCCAAGGGCTGCGTCGAACTCCTGACCAGGCCCCAGGTGGATCACATCATGGCTTCGATGAAGGACTGCGTTGTCCGGTTCCACGGCAGTTCCGGGCGCGGCTCCATCCACAAGCGGTCGGCCCGATACTACACCCGCGAGCGCGAAGATCAGCCCATCGCCATGCACCTCTACATGACGCCTCTCTCCGAGGCCACGATGGTTCTCCGCGAGAACCCGAAGGCCGAGTATCCACCGTCCGTGTATTCGGCGGCGGGCGGCGTGGAGCGTCCCCGGGTTCCCGTCCGGGACCCCTGGGTCCCCGAGGTGGCACCGGGCATCGAGGATCTCGACCGCGAGCCGGTTCTTGCCGGGAAGGGACGCTAACGGTGATGCGTGGCCAGTCCCACTAGGGCCGAGGTCGAGACTCAGTGGAAGAACGCCACCGAACTCATTGAGGAAACCCGGAAGTTCGGGAACGTCAACGCCGAGAACTGGGTAAGCAAAGAGGACACCCTCGTCCAATCGGTGGAGAGCGATTGGGCCGACGACGCTCTGAGCGCCACGGCACGTTCGCGTGCCCTGCTCGCCTCCATCCTCACGAACGCCAACGCGGCCTCCATGCAGGTGCCCCACCTCCGGGCGTACGTGCGCCACGTCATCAACTCACCCGAGTTGACCGACCCACAGGCCATGTTCGACCGTCTGTATCTGTACATGCATGACAACGGCCTGACGGTGAATTCCAGGGGATTCACCTTCGGCAGCCCGGCGGCCGGTGGCGGGAACGCCGGAAACGGGACCATCCTGCGCCTCACAAAGGACGCCTACAACTACGACCTTGAGGCTCAGCACGCGGACGCCAAGACGGCGACGTGCGTAGACGACGCGAACACCCTTACCGCCCGGCACGAGGAGGCGTTCGAGTTCCGTGGGGGGGCTCCCGGCCGGGACGCCCTTCAGGTCACCGGGTCGAGTCGCGTGCAGCGGATTTCAGCCCTGTCCGCCCGCCAATCCCTGCTTCTCAACCCCAGCTTCAGCCAGATTTCCGGCACGATCTCCGCGCCCACGGACATCACGTCCTGGACGAGTTCGGTGACGGTGAACGGGACCAACTACACGCTTGACGAGACCAATTTCTACCGGGACTTCCAGGGGGACACGACTCCCCGGGCGCTGAACATCCGGGTCACCGCCAACCTGACCCAGCGAATCTCGGTCGGCAACTTCAAGCTGCGCCACGACGTCCCGTATATGTTGCGGGTGCCGTGGAACCGGCAGGTCGGGTCCGCGTCCGGCACGCTGCTTATTCGCCAGGGAGCGGTGAGCAACTCCGTTGCCGTCGCCGCACAGACGGGATGGCAGCTCCTCTACGTCGTCGCCTCACCGTCGCAGAACAACTGGTACCGACAGTTCGACGAGCAGAACTTGGACGTCGCCATCGAGTGGACGCGGACGGGCGGCGAATTGCTTATCGACGACGTGCTTCTCGTTCCGGCGACCAACTTCGACGGTTCCTGGTACTGGGTGCTCGGCGGGTCCACACCCTTCCTGCGGGACGACGTGTTCACTTGGTCCGACACCGAGGGCGGGGCCATTCTTCAGACCTGGTTCTGGCGGGCCTTCGGCCGCTACGCCCCCTCCAACAATGCCGGGGGGGAAACCTGGACCGACCCATAAAGGAAACGACATGGCCAGCCGCAGCAGATTCCTTCGCGTTGCTCCCGGGACCGCCTATACGGCGGGCCAGGACGTCGGGGGCAACCCCAATACGCTCACGCCCCGCCTCAACTGCGAATTGGACATCGAGGTGGCGGTCAGCGCCGCCACGATCCTGTACGAGCGGCTGAACTCGGTCAATCTGGAGTTGAACGACGGCGTGCCCCTCTCTGCGGATCGGGTGTACAGGTTCACCATCCTTGGGGGACCGGCGGATACCATTTCCTTCCGGTTCGCTGATTCGGTGACCCTCCGAAAGTTTGTGGTGGACGAGGTGTTTGAAGGGAGTGCGTCCTAATGGCTCTCCCCCAGGGCAACGGCAAGGTTCTCGACCTTCACGGGATGTCCCGCCTTCGTCAGACCATTGATGGCGAACTCGCGGCGTGGAACACGGTGGCCCAGCATGAGGCGTTTACCGTCACCGGGGTTGTTGAGGTGTTTAGCATCATCGACGTGACCGAGACGGTGGCGTCCGCCGGGGCGGCTGAAATCTCCTTCGGCCGCGAGGGGGACACGGATGCGTACGCGGCGGCCCAGGTGGTGACCGGCTTGACTGCCGGTCAGTTGGTAAATCCCGGCGGGACCGTCATCACGGCTCGCGGGTTGGACGCCTACCAGGCGGCAGGCGCGGCCCTGCCTATCCACCACGTCATCGCGGACCTGGACATCGGCTATGAGGTCACGGTGGCCGCGCTCAACAACGGCTTGATCGACTGGTATCTTTGGTGGAGGCCGCTATCCGACGATGGCCGGGTGGTCCTCGGCACGGGGGCGGCGTTCTAATGGCACTCGTAGGGTACACGCTCAGGTCGGACGGCCACAACATCGCCGCGCCCGGGGCGAACACGAACATCCTGACCACGGGGATCACCCCGAACCGGAACGGCAAGATGCGGGTGGCCGTGGTCCTGGCGACCACCAGCGTGTTCAACGTGACCTTCACCCGGGGAGCGACCACGTTCACCTGCGGGCTGAACGACAGCGTGGCCCTGCCTTCCGGGGACTTGAAGGAGTTCGAGTTCAGCGTTTCCACCTCGGACACCGTGAACTTCCAAGTGGAGACGGATGGCATCATCCGAAAGTTGCAGGTAGGTGAAGTCATCGACGGGGTTCAGGGCGCGTAATGGCCCTTATTGATCGCGTCCAGGAGCGCGTCTCCTCCTCGCTGCTCGAGGCCCTGACCAACCCCGACGAGCCAGAGACTTCCTCCGTGGATACGACCTACTTGCAGCGCGTGTGCGACGACGTGGAGGTGGGGGAGTTCGTCGCCTGGATGAACGAGTCCTACGACGAGGCCATCCGCCTCCACATCCTGGCGGCCATCGCCCTTGTCCGGCTGAAGCTGATCGAGTTCGGCGCGGCCCCGGGGTCGGCCGAGGAGAAGCTGGTCGCCCGCCTGGAAAAGACCGTCGAGCGGTACAGACACATCCGCGCCCGGGACCGGATCGCCCCGCAGTCGTCGTCGGAACTCACGCCCTCCGTCGAGGTGGAGCAGGGAGAAACCATACGCCCGGCGTTCGACGACCGATACTTCGAGGACATGACGCCGGAGGCCCCTCCTTTCCGAACAGAGTTGGACTAGTGGCGGCGGGCGACGGCGTTGAAGTCGTCAAGGGCTCTCGAATCCGGCTCATTGAGAACAGGCTGGCCGACCCGACCGTAATCCTCAAGCGCATCGGCGTCCTTGCAACTTCCCGGTCCCAGCGACGGATCAAGGACCAGGAGGACATCTACGGAAAGACCTGGCCCCCGAGAATGACGCCGGACATTCCCGGCATCCTCCGGGACATGGAGACCGGGAGCCGGATAAAGCCGTCCCGTTTGGTTTCGGGGGACGCGCTCAAGGACACCGGCCGGTTGTGGCAGTCGATAAGCTGGCAGGTCATCAGCAGAGACACGGTGGAGATCGGGACCAACATACCCTACGCCTCCCTTCACCAGTTCGGCATCCCCCACGCCGTGCCCGTGTCGTCCGCCGCCAAGATGAACCTGTCCGCGTGGCTGTCCACGACGGTCGGTCTACCGTTCCGGCCGATGTTCGAGTGGCTGCTGTTCGTGGATGAGTTCGAGATCACCCCGATCCAGCGGGAATTCATCGGCCTCTCTGACCAGGACGTGGCGGACATCCAGGCTATGATCCTGGACTCCCTGCTGGGCCGGAGGGCGTAGTGCAGGTCACCGTGGTCTTGATGGAGGATTGCCACGCCGATTGGCACGACGATTGTGCTGGATTTTTGCGGGACGATCTGGTAGTATACCTCTGCTATTGCCTCTGCCACGCCCATGTCGAAGCCGAACGTTCGTGACATCCTGACGGTTCCCGGGCGGCTGTCGGTAGGACCGACAGACCTGCTGGCCCCGTATCCCCATGGGGGCACGGCCCTGGGCATCGTCTTGGAAACCGTCCTGATTCTGGACGTTCCCTACCAGTCGATCATCGCTGAGGAATACGGCGAGCGCGTGGAGGGCATCGTGACCGGCCAGGGATGCGCCCTGGGGTTCCTCCTTCGCGGGTGGGACTTCGATACGCTTGACTTGATCTTCCCGAACGTCGCGGCTGGGGCGGCCAGCGGACGTGCCCGCATTTCCGCCCCGGGGACGATCCGTCCGGGAGAGCCCATGAGCAACCGCTCCGTCGTCCTTCTCTTCACCCCGGACGACATCGACCGCCACCCCATGTTCCTGATGCGCCGGGCTCTCCCGGCCGTCCGCGAGACGGCCGAGATCGCCCTTCGCCTGGACCAGGAGTACGGCGTCCCGGCCATCTTCGTGGGCATCCGGGACACCAGCGGCCGATTGTATGAGGTCGGCTTGGCCCACGACCTACAACCCGTGCTTGCATGATCTTCCTGTCCAAGTTCCAGTCTCCAGAGTTCGACGAGGCCGCCGTCCAGGCTATCGCCCGCGAAGTGGAGCGGTTCGTCCGGGCGGGCGGCACCTTCCTGCCTGAGCATTGGGACCGGATGTCCCCCGTGGAGCAGGAGGCCCTGATCCGGGCTCGCCGGGCCGTGGACGTGGAACGGGCCATCCTGTCGGCCCGGGTCCAGGCCGTGGAGTCGCCGGAGGATCTCCTGGGCGTGGTCCAGTCGGTGGACCCCGCGACGGCAGCCACGGCTCACCTGACCATGGCTACCCGCAAGGCGGTGGATCGGCTACAGCAGGCCCCCGTGCGATGAACAGTTATCAACTGTCCAAGCAGTTCCGGTACAAGCTGCGGGCCCTGGAGTGGCCTGACCAGGAATACTCCACGGGCGACGTCGTGTTCGGCTCGGTTCACGTCACGAACGGGGTCCCCGAGGAGCAGTATCCATTCATGAAGTTCCCGGCCATCCTGATCGCGGTCAATGAGGCTGATTCCGACGAGCAGAAGCCCGACTACCTCAAGCAGACGTTCACCCTTACGTACGTGGCCCAGGTGGCCGGGGATCTTCGTGGAGAGGGCGTCCTGCTCGGGGCCAATCGGGTCGGGGCCGCCCTGTCGTCCAAGGGCCGTGGCCTGCTTGAGATCGAGGAGGAGGTGTCCCGCCTGGTCCGCCAGATCCAGGAGGATACCGGCGTGAAGATCCTCTCCCGCCGCCGGTCCACGGTAGGCGTCGGCGTCATCGACAACATGGGTTACGTCGCGGCTCGCTCCATGGTGATTGAGGCCCGTTGCACGGACGCCCGATACTACCACCCGCCCCAGCGGGTGCGGCTCGCGTCCACCAAGGACAACCGGGTGACCGTCACCTGGGAGGACCCACCGGATAGATACGACGGGGTGGGACGATCCATCTACGTCCGGTATCTGGTGGGCGATACGCCCCCGACGTCCATCAACGATGGCCTGTCGGCCGGGTCTGTGGCCCGGGGCGTTCAATCTTTGGCCCACGATGCCGGGTCCGGCGTCCGAAGCTACTCCGTGTTCGCCGCCTATACGGATACCGGCGCGGCGGCGGATGAGCGCTACAGCGAGGGTCCCGTGACGGAGGATGGCGTCAGCGCCACGATTACGGTCTAATGGTCGTCCCCGCGCAAAACGAACTGTACATCCGCGTCCGGCTGGACGGGACGTCGGCCAAGAAGGAAATGGACAAGGTGGGCATGGAAGCCACCAAGATGGCCCGCGTCCTGCCCCGTATATTGGCGGCCACGCTTGGATATTTTTACGGGGGGATCGCCCAGGAAGCCGGAGCGGCCATGCAGCAGTTTGGGACGGCGGCTGGGCTTAGTTCCCCGCTTGGCCAGAACGCCGCCCAGTTTTGGCGCAAGTTCGGGGCTGAGGCCACGGCCACTGAACGTACGGTTGAAATGTTCGGCTACGCCGGGGCCAAGGCCGACAAGGGCCAGGTGCTTCAAGCCTACCACGTATTCCGTGAAATGGAGCAGCTTAGGGCCGCGTCCAAGACGAACGTGGAGTCCATTATCGGGGAATACCGGGTAGACGCCTCCCTCAAAGAGGCCATCATAAGCGGCAGCTACGCCACGAGAAACATTTGGTCCGTGCTTAAAGAACTCGGAAACTACGTACCGAGGTTTCGATAATGGCCGTCGTTCCCCGCGAAATCCTGATCGTGTACGGCTCCGTGGCCGTGGGTTCCGTCGCCGCCGCCTCCGGCGGCAACACGGAATACACCATGGAGGATACCAACGGGGACGGCACGGTTCCGTCCTGGATCGCTGCGGGGACGGAGATCAACTTTTACGCCAGCACCAACAGCGCGAACGACGGCACGTTCACGGTCGTTTCAGTGGCGGGTCTCGTGGTGACGGTGAACAACCCGGCGGGCGTCCTGGAAGCGGGATCGCCTGGATTGGCCGGATTCCCCGTCGCCGGACCCTCCAACTTCCATATGCACGACCGTCACCGCAAGGGCGCGGACTACCGCACCCGAACCTACGACTTCGACGTGGTGATTTCCAGCACGGGCGCTGACCCTGAAAACGATTTCAACGTCCGCACCCTGTCCATCGAGCGGGCCTTCCGGTCCATCCGCCAGCGGTTCCGGTACGTGTTCGACGGCTCCGTTCGGGACGACCTGAACCCGGCCGCCGCATCCGGCGGCAACACCGGCTTCAACCAGACTTCCCGGATCGAGAAGGTCGGGGACGACTTCGACACGGGCCGGTCCAGGAAATACCACGTCACCATCGAGGCCCAGCTTCCGGCGGACCACCCCGGGGTGTCCGGCAGGCAGGACTCCACGGTGGATCTCAGGTTCGAGGCGTCCCGTCGCCGGGTCGTTACCCTGAGCGGCCGGTATACCGCCCTTGGGGCCAACAACTCCCGGGCCCAGTACAACACGGCCATAGGCACGTACGTAACCGCCGTCCTGAACGGCCTCGGCGGCACCTACGAACTGGTGTCGGAAATGGCCGTGGCGGACGACCAGGACAAGAACCTGGACTTCCAGCGAACCTACGAGGAGATCATATACTCGCAGAGTTCCAGCACCTTCGATCATGCCTCCATCGTCCAGGGACGGTATACTTACAGCCGCCAGCAACTCGCCCCAGGGGATTCTGACTCCACCGCACGCCGCCTGGAAGTCTTGACGGTGGACTTCGACGCCTCCGTGGACAAGGACGTGACGGTTGACCTCGAGTCCTTGTGGACCGGCACCGTTCGTCCCTACCTGATAAGCCAGGCCCTCAGCCAGTTCCGCGCCGGGGCCGGGGCGCTGGTGGACATCCAGCCGAACCTGGACAGGTCCACGAACAGGATCTCGGCCAGGCTGACCCTTCACGTTGCCGCCGAGGGCGGCGGCGGCCTCGTCCAGGCCACCCAGGAAGTCCGGGTGGAGAACAACACCGGCAAGATCCTGGTGCCGGTATGGGACGGCAACGTCCTTGCCAAACACGTCTACGACGGCCCGGCCCGGGCGATACGGACCAAGCGTTCGACAAAGCTGTATCTCGGCTCCGTTGGGCTGGGATCGAACCCCGGCCCGAACTCCCCAAACGTCGGCCTGCCCGGGGCGTTTACCGGCGGCATCGGCGTGGGGGCCCAGGTGCAGTTCGTATTCGCCAACGGCTTTACCACGCAGATATTCGGCTCCAACTCGGGGGCCGCGCAAACGGCCCTCGTAAACGCGGCCATCAACGACATTGTTTCAGGACAGCCTACCGGCCTTACCGGGTGGGTCCTCATGATGGCCGTCATTACGGTTCGTCCGATCTTCCTGGGGCTTCCCGGACACCAACTGGAGTTGTCCGAGGTGGAAGTGGAGCAGACGGAAGAGTACGTGGCGGCCCCGTCCTAGCGTTTGTCCGCGATACGCCATGCGTTGCATTTTGGGCGGCGTTTCCTGCGATGCGGTCGGGCCGAACGGGTGGATCTTCACCACGGGCCCTCATCCCAACGTCCAGTCGTTTGAAATGGACAAGGACAAGGCCCATCGTCTCCTGGGCGGAAATCCAGTCGTGGAACTGGTCATCGAGGACGGGGGCCAGGCCAAGACCATTAAGAACCTGTACCTGATCGGGGAGGGACCCTCCTCCGCGCCCATGTTCGCCACCGTTCAGGCGGCGGACTTGCGCTGGCGGTGGCCCCGGACCCACGTCAAGGGGGCGTACAACATTCGCCGTCGAACGGGGGACAAGACCCTCCTCGTGGAGGCGAACAGCCTGGTGCAGTTGGCCCAGGTGGTGGACGACTTCCAGTTCGCCGCCTGGTCCCTGAACAGGGGCAAGAAGTGGCGGCCCCGGGAGATCATCCGGGACGTTTTCGAGAAACTTCAATCCGGCGGCCCGTTCCCCTTCACCATCGAGGACGACATCACCGACGAACTGGAAGTGAACGAGGTGGACGTCGATCTTCCTGGCCCGGAAGCCGTCGCCATGGTCTTGAACCACCTGCCGGGCGCATCCCTTTGGGTGGACGCCGAGGGCAAGGTCATCGTTCAATCCGCCATCGGCCTGGCGGAGGCGGATGTCATCCGGGCGGCCGGTCCCGAGATCGTCGGCGGCGGCCACGTATCCCAGGTCAGCTACCGTCTGACGCGGCCCGAAAAGATCGTCGTCTACTTCACCCGGGAACAGGAGATCCGGTTCGACTCCGTATTGGAGGGTGCGGCTCCGGCGTCCATCGACGACCGCTTCTGTCAGAACGTTGTCCTCGTAACCGACCCCCAGGTGCTTTTGACCGGCGTGGACGGGATCGTTTCCCAGGGAAGCTGGGCCACCTTCGATTCCATATTCGATTGGTGGAACTTCACGAAAGAGATTCCCAAGGCCCATGACGTGGATCACGACTTCATACAGGCGGCGTTCTTCGAGGACGCCCTGTACAACGTTCATGTGCCGTGGGGAAGCGACGAACCCCAGCCGGTTTGGATGGGTCGCATCGGGGCCATCAAGCGCGATTACCGGCAGACCTACAGGATCAACCGCTCGTGGATGGATCGTCTCCACAGGATTCTTCCGATCCGAGCGGCCATCCTTGATCAGGCCACGGGCCAGCGCGGCCGGGCCCAGGCGTATACGGATCATTGTGTGCGGTTGGCCACCCGGAATACGGAGAAGTCCACCACCAAGCAGCTTCTCTTCAAGAACGTGTCCGGGTATAGCGCGGAGTTGTCCAACGCCGAGGTATCCCCGGCCATTGTGCAGGTCCTTGACGATCAGGCGGGCATCTTCAGGCTGGACTACCACGTAGATCCTTACGGACTGTCCAAGGAGATATACCCGTCTCAAATGATAAACGTGCCCACCGCGAACGTGGGGGACAAGCGTCCTCGGGGGCTGTCCATCCGCGTCGGTATGTTTGGCGCGTTTCCCAAGTTGGCCCCGGATCATCGCATGGCCGTCGTGTTGACCTGCATCCCGGCGGCTCCCAACTCCAAGGCCCAATTCTACCCGGTGACGGTTACGCCGGAGGACGTGAAGGGGCTGGTTCCCGGCTTGGTCATCAACCCGTCCCTTGGTCCCCAGTGGGAGATCCGGGTGGACCCTGGGGTCGTCACGGCCAGGATCGCCTGGGCGGACGGCCATGCGGCGAGCGCCATCGAGCGTTCGCTTGGTGTCGGCGGGCAGAACCTCAACCCGATAGAGGCGGAACAGCAGGCCCAGCAGGACGCCAAGCTGCTGGACTCCCTGGTCGTCAACCGGGCTCACTTGGTCGCCGTGGCCCAGGCGTTGGCGGCCCAGCTTTGGTCCCTCATGACGGATCGCTCCATCGGCAGCAAAACCGTCCGAAACCTTGACGTCCGCATCCGGGGGTCCATCGAATCCGTCAGTCACACCATCGAGGTGGACGGGCGGGTGTTGACGACCATTGCCCTGCCTGAGAAACTCCGGGAGCGCAACATCTTCGCCCTGCTGCCGGAGGGGGTTCGCCGGGTGCTGTTGCGCGAGGTTCCCATCGGGAACGCATCCTAATGGCCTTCATCAGCGACATATCCAAGCGCGGCATCCGGCCCGCGCAGCACCACGACAATTCCTGGGAGATCCCCGTCCGCATCGTGGAGTACAGCGCCCGGATTCTTGGCCGGGACTCCTTCGGAAACTACCAGTTGGACGAGGAATCCGTAGGGGACGAGCTGTGCCACACGCTTTGGGAGCGCGGCAACAGGGACATTTCCGGGTGGGCCGCCATCTGGCCGTCCGTGGTCCAACGCGCCACCGGCCCTCGCGGCCTGGCGTCCGGGTCCGGCCCCGTTCTTGGTCCCAGCGTAGCTTCGGGAAACATATCCGTAAGCGGTGGGCGCAAGCCTTCCTGCGACTTCCTGTCCACCAGCAATATGTTCGTCCTGCCCATCTATGACGGCGGGACGGTCCCAGATCTTCGTTTCGCCCCGAAGCGGCCGATGGTCCCCAAGGACCGCGCCGGGCAGCCCATTTTCACCAAGATGCCGGTCGGCACGGTCGGCCTCATCACCTCGGCCACCTACGAATACGCCCAGGAGGATCTCTTCTTCCCCATCGAGCCCCGGCTGTTCGCGGTGAACATGGCCGGGGACGCTGACATGGGCTCCCTCGTGTGCGACTTGAACGAGGAGTTTGAGGTAGACAAGGACCGCCGCGCCCGGTTGCAGTCGATGTTGTGGGTCCTCAAGAAGCCGGTCGGCGGCGAGAACGCCCTGGCGTGGAACATCGGATTCTCCGGCTGCCAGGACACCTCCGGCGGATTCGTCATCGACGACGTGGGCGGCAACAAGGTCATCGCCAGGGTGTCCGTCAACCAGGGCGGGTTCCTGGACGTAGGCACGGGGGGCTGCAAGCATAAACTGGGCAAGGACGAGGACGATCACAACGTCATGTCCGCCCATATCTCCACGAAAGCCCTGTTCCGCAGGAACGACGTTGAGGATGGCCCGCTTCACTTCGAGGGGTTGTACGTGGAGCCCCCGAAAGCTCCTGAGTCCACGAGAGTACACCTGGAGTGGGCGGGCGGCGTCTGGAAGTGGCGGGCCGAGAGTCCCATCCGCCTTACCCCCTACACCTTCGACCCTAAACGCACAGGCCCGACCAAGCCGTCCCCCGCCAACCCAGTTAGGCCGATGCCCGGGGACGCGCCGACTACGGCCCCGGGAGATAGACCCACGGCGGCAGATGGTAGCCCCGGGACGCCCCCGCAAATCGTTGACGTGGGGGATCCCAGCCCCCTCGGTCCCGGTGAGACCTTCATCCCGGAAGAGGACGAGCCCGGCCTTGAGCCGGACGATCCGTTTGACGAGGCTGGGAACCGGATCAGGGAGCGGCGTCGGCGGTTGCGCCGTACCGGCGTCCTGCCTGCTTCTTCCGAGTCCACCCCCACCGTACGGCCTACCGGCATCGGGGACGCGGCGGGCAACACCCTGGCCTCCATGTCCATGGCCCTTGGAGTGTCGGGCCTGCTGGCCATCCCGCAGAACTACGCTACCGGCATGGCGGACCTGCGGTACGACAACTCCCCTTCGGCCGCCGACGTGGCCAAGGTCGTCAACACCACCCCGGTATCCGGGGGGCTGTCGTCCTACGGTGCCCAGGGCGGCGTGACGGCAACCGGCGGGTACGGAGACGAGGAAGTCGGCGGCGAGCATGATCCCTGGGGGTATACCCAGCGGCCGGGGGCTTCCCGATTCCGTGGCGGCACCGCACCCGGGGGCTGGGTGTTCCATCCGCCGGAGACCGGGCCGCAAGACCTTGACGACTACGGTATGGTCCCCCCGTCCATCGCCCGGTCGGCCGCCTACTTCGTGGCGGGTCCCGGGGCCTTCTTCGGGGCGGGCACGCCCGAGCTGGCCAACGGTGCCCTGCGGGACGGCTTCGTGTGGGGTGCGGATGAGTCCACTTTCGACTTGATCTTCAGTTCACACTCGGCGTCCGCCGCTGCGGTTACGGCCGTCCGGTTCGGCCGCACCAGCGGCAATATCTCGTGGAGAAGCGGCACATCATTTTGGGGGGAACTGGACCACGCCAACACGGTGGACCGCATCTACACCTTCCCCGACGCGAGCGGCACCATCCCGCTGGGAACGGGCACGGCCAACCAGGTAGCCTACTGGAGCGGGACGAACGCGCTTGCCGGGGACGGCGGGCTGACCTACGACGCGCCCACGGATGTCCTGACCGTGACGGGCGGGATCATCCTCTCGGCCCTCACCGCGTCACGCCTCATGGCTTCGGATGGAAGCAAGGCCCTGGTAAGCGTGGCGAACCTACAGTCCTGGATCGCCGGAACGTCGAACCAGATCATCACGGCGGACGACGGGGATGGCTCTATCACGCTCTCGCTGCCCCAGAACATCCATACCGGGGCAAGCCCGACGTTCTCAGGGCTCACCCTGACCGGGCTCACGGACGGAAGGGTGGTCTACACGGGGACGGGCGGGTTGCTGTCGGTTGCCAACGCCCTTCAATTCAACGCTGCGGGCGCTACTCTTCGGGTTGGAACGACCGGGCTGGAGGGGATCTTCCGCGTCTACGCGGACGACAACGCCAAGTACACACAGTACGGACTCGACGGCATCCAGCAGAACGCGAGCAGGCCCTTCCTGTTCGGGAGCAACGTTGCGGGCGTCGAGCTTGCCGCCGCGACGAACATGCTCACGTTCGCCGCGCTCGCCGTCAACCCCGGCACGGTCACGATGGCGGCCCTCACGGCGGTCCGCACCTGGACATTCCCGGACAGGAGCGGTACGGTCCTTCTGGATACCACGCCGTTGCCGCCAGGGCCTCAAGGAGAGCCGGGACAGGACGGTCAGGATGGTGCCCCTGGTCCGGCGGGTGCCGGGGGAGTGCCTGGATCTGCGGGGGCAACCGGGGCCCAAGGCCCCGTGGGGCCCGCCGTGTTTCTGGAGGCGGACCCCGGAGAGGAAGGACAGCCCGGACCCCGGGGCGTTGGAGGGCCGCAAGGAGCACAAGGTCCCCAAGGCGCGACCGGGGCCCAA